ACACTAAAAACCTTGTCGACGGTGTAGAGGCACAAGCCGAATACATGCGTATGCAGTTGCTTCAATACGGTAAATTTACAGTGAAATCTACCAACAGTGAAGCTCAATACACCTACGACTACAACATGGATGCTAAACAAAAGTACACCGCTACTCAAAAATGGACTGACCATGCTAAATCAGATCCTATTGCGGACATTTTAGCAGCTATGGACGATATGGAAAACCGTACAGGGGTTCGTCCTACTCGTATCATTATGAACCGTAACACTTACAACCACATGACGAAGAGTGACTCAATTAAGAAAGCTCTTGCGATCGGTGTTCAAGGTTCTTGGGAAAACTTCATGCTATTAGCAGCTGACGCTGAACGTTTCATTGCCGAGAAGACTCAACTTCAAATCGCGGTGTACTCTAAGAAGATTGCTCAATTTGCCGACGCCGACAAACTTCCTGATTCAGGAAACATCCGTCAGTTCAACTTGATTGATGACCACGTCGTTGTCCTTCTTCCACCAGATCCAGTTGGTCACACTTGGTACGGAACTACTCCAGAAGCGTTTGACTTGGCTTCAGGTGGAACAGATGCACAGGTTCAAGTCCTTTCAGGTGGACCTACTGTTACTACTTACATGGAAAAACATCCAGTGAACGTGGTAACCGTTGTATCAGCCGTAATGATTCCATCATTCGAAGGAATCGACTATGTCGGAGTTATTAAAACAAACGAAGGCTAATTTTAGGAGGTAATTTATGGCTACACTAAAAGCATTGAGTACATTGATTGTCTCCGGGAGTGTAGTGCATTCGGGTTCGGTGTTTCACTGTCCCGATGCACTTGCTACTTCCTTTATTGATCGTAGTTTTGCCTTTGAACTAAAAGAAGCAGAGGGTACAGATGTTCCCGTAGCTAATACGGAAGCTCCTGTATTAGATGACGAGGAAGAAGTTGAAAAGATGCGTCAAGACTACGCAGCTATGACAATTCCTCAACTCACTGAATTAGCGCAAGCTAATGGTGTCGATCTTACTGGACTTACCCGCAAGAGTGAGTACATTGACGCACTAATTGACTACGAACTAGGAGAATAGAATGGCGCAAAAAGCGGATATTGACTTGGTAATGGAGAATATAGGTAACTATGATTCCCCTAATCCTTACACAAGAGAATACATCTCCGCTCTTTTAGATCATCACAAGTCAGTTGCGTATGTTAGCTATAAGTTATGTCTACTTAAAACACGCAACGACGCCGTGACTCTTGGACCTATTAGCTTGAAAGGTGATGCAGATTACTGGAAGCGAATGGCTCAGTTATTTTATGACGAGTACAGGGCTGAACAACAAGAGCAAGAACTTTCAGCTAGCGAAGGGTCTACTATCTTAATGAGAAGGGCGGACGGAACATGACCTACGACCTAAATTATGTCAAGGAACAAGTTCGTCGAGCTATTGAAACTGCACCTACGAGCATTGATGTAACTCGAGATGAATGGGTTAGTGATGGCTATGGGGGTAAGAAGCGAGATTCTAAGGGAAGCATTGTCCTTTCCGGTGCTACTTGCTTATTCGATAACACCACTGCCCCTGACCTATTGTCGAATGCTACAGATGCTGGTAGAATCTTTGCTCAAAATGGAGTAAGAATCTTTATTATGTATGACGATGGTTCGAAGATTAAACCTGCGGATACTGTTAAAATTATTCAGTCAGGTAGACGCTATCGAGTTGTCGAAGTACATAACATTTTAGAGCAGAACATTGTAATTGAACTTAAATTAGAGGTGAAGGACTGATGACTGAACTTGTATGGGATCCTAGTGATTTCGTTCAGTCCTGTGAACAGTACCAAAGTAAGTTCTTTGTGGCCGTTTTAGTAGTCTGTGAAGTAGCTGCTACTAAGATGGAAGAGTACGCAAAGACCAATGCGATTTGGACTGACCGTACCGGTAACGCTCGTCAAAAATTGAAGGGTGACGCTGCGTGGGTTAGCAAGGATCAAATTGTCATTGCCGTGTCTCACCATATGGACTACGGTTTCTGGCTAGAACTAGCTCACGGCCGTAAGTACAAGATACTTGAAAAGTCTATAGAAGACAATGTAGAGGAATTGTTTAGGGCTTTAAGACGATTACTGGACTAGGAGAATGAAATGACTAAACGTACTTCAATGATGGATAGGCTAAAGGAGATACTACCGACTTTTCAACTGTCACCTACTCCTATGTTTCCCGGACTTCAGTTCGGAGAAACCGAGGAAGAATTAGACCGTCCGGATGACTATATTGTACTAAGATTCAGTCATCGAATGCCTAGCACTACAAACCGTCTAGGAAGTTTTGCTTACTGGAAGGTTCAAATCTACGTCCACTCTAATTCAATTATAGGGATAGATGATTACGGTCAAAGGGTTCGAGAACTGATTAAGGAAATGGGTTACGAGGTAACGTATTCCGAGACAGGTGACTACTTTGACACTATGTTATCTCGTTACAGACTAGAAATCGAATATAGAATACCACAAGGAGGAAATCTATAAATGAGTAAGGATATTCTTTATGGAATTAAATTTGTCGAAATTGAAGAACTTGATCCACTCACTCAACTACCAAAAGTTGGTGGAGCTAAGTTCACAGTCGACACCGCAGAGACTGCGGAACTAGAAGCGGTAACCTCGGAAGGTACTGAGGACGTAAAACGCAATGATACTCGTATCCTTGCTATCGTGCGTACTCCTGACCTTTTGTATGGTTACGATTTAACATTCAAGGACAACACGTTTGACCCTGAAATTATGGCATTGATTGAAGGTGGTACTGTTCGTGAACAGGACGGTGCTATCGTCGGGTATGATACCGCAATGCTAGCACAAGGTGCATCCAATATGAAACCATTTAGGATGAATATTTATGTACCGAACTATGTAGGTGACTCAATTGTCAACTACGTCAAGATCACTTTGAATAACTGTACCGGTAGCGCACCTGGACTCAACATCGGAAAAGAGTTCTACGCTCCTGAGTTCAAGATTAAAGCTCGTGAAGCTACTAAAGCGGGTCTTCCTGTTAAGTCAATGGACTATGTAGCTGCTCTTCCTGCTATCGTTCGTACTGTACGTTATGATTTAGCAGGTGGTAACGGAACTGCGAACCCTGCTAAAGTAGAAGTCGGTAAAAAGGTAACACCTAAGCCAGCAGATCCTACTCGAACAGACGGTAAGACGTTCAAGGGTTGGAAGATTCAAGGTGAATCCACAATGTGGAACCATGATACAAGTGTTATGCCAGATCGTGACATTACACTTGTCGCACAATATGCATAATTTTAGAAAGGTACTGCTATGAGTAACAACATTATCACCGCTGAACAATTTCGTCAAAAATCGTTTCAAATTATCCCTCTTCCAGGTTTTGGAAAAGACGCTGAGCCTATTTATGTTCAAATTCGCTCGGCTGGGGTAATGAACTTGATCGCGAACGGTCGTATCCCTAATACCCTTTTAGGTAAGGTTACTGAACTTTTCGGTGAGACACAAGAAGTCACTAAAGGCAACTTGGACATGAAGTCTATTACAGATGACCAAAAACGTAAAGCCTTGGAAAAACTGAACAAAAGTGATTCAGGGCTACAAGACATGGCAGAGTTATTGCGTGTCTTTGCGGAAGCATCATTGGTTCAACCTACCTATGCAGAAATTGGGGAGTACATGACGGACGATCAGTTGATGACGATCTTCAGCGCCATGTACGGAGAGGTAGCTTCGGCGGAGTCCTTTCGTTCAAACGAAGGAAATGTCTAATGTCATAGCAGTCGCTACTGAATTTCATATTAGACCTAGTGATGTCGTAGGACTAACCACAGATATTGGACGTTATTGCTTTGATACTGCGGCCGTAGCCTACATTCGTTACATCGCGGACGATAAGACTCCTAGGTACCCTGGAGACGAGAAAAAGAATCCAGGATTGCAAATGCTAATGGAGTGACTTTATTTAGTCGCTCCTATTTTTATTGAATAGAAAGGAAGATATATGGATTTTGGATCAATAGCAGCTAAAATGACGCTAGACATTTCAAATTTTACAAGTCAATTGAACTTGGCTCAAAACCAGGCTCAACGACTAGCGGTTGAGTCGTCCAAATCCTTCCAAATCGGTTCAGCGTTGACAGGCATGGGTAAGGTATTATCAACGGCCGTAACGCTACCTCTTTTAGGTATAGCTGCGACTTCCATTAAAGTAGGGAATGAGTTCCAAGCCCAAATGTCTCGCGTACAGGCTATCGCAGGGGCTACAGGTGACGAGCTAGATAAGATGAAACGTCAAGCAATTGAACTCGGAGCTAAGACGGCCTTCAGTGCTAAAGAAGCTGCACAAGGTATGGAGAACCTCGCTTCAGCTGGTTTCCAAGTCAACGAGATTATGGACGCTATGCCGGGTGTACTTGACCTTGCTGCCGTATCTGGAGGAGATGTAGCCGCAAGTTCGGAAGCTATGGCTAGTTCATTACGAGCGTTTGGATTAGAGGCAGGAAAAGCAGGACACGTCGCTGACGTATTCGCACGAGCTGCCGCAGATACTAACGCAGAGACAGTTGACATGGCGGAAGCTATGAAGTATGTCGCACCGGTTGCTCACTCTATGGGATTAAGTTTAGAGGAGACCGCAGCGTCTATCGGTATTATGGCCGATGCGGGTATCAAAGGTTCACAAGCAGGTACAACACTTCGCGGAGCCTTGTCTCGTATTGCTAAGCCTACTAAGGCTATGACGAAGTCTATGGAGGCCTTAGGTGTATCATTCTACGACGCAGAAGGTAAAATGATTCCACTTCGTGAGCAAATCGGTCAACTGAAAAAGGCTACCGCAGGACTAACACAAGAAGAAAAGAACCGACATCTCGTAACCTTATACGGTCAACAATCACTTTCAGGTATGCTTGCGCTATTAGACGCAGGTCCTGAAAAGTTAGATAAGATGACTAACTCCTTAATCAACTCGGATGGTGCTGCTAGAGAAATGGCAGAAACGATGCAGGATAACCTTGCTAGTAAGATTGAACAAATGGGAGGAGCGTTTGAGTCTGCTGCTATTATTATTCAACAGATTCTTGAACCCGCTTTGACTAAAATGGTCGCAGGTATTACAAAGGTGATTGAAGCTTTTGTAAATATGTCACCTCTAGGTCAAAAGATGGTTGTAATCTTTGGAGGAATGGTAGCAGCGCTTGGACCTTTACTACTAATCGCAGGTACTGTGATTACTACTATGGTTAAACTCAAAGTCGCTATGCAGTTCCTAGGACCCGCATTTACCGGGACTATGGGAACGATAGGGATCGCAATAGCCGTTCTTTATGCACTAGTAGCAGCTTTCATGATAGCATATACAAAGTCCGAAAGATTTAGGAACTTTGTCAACACCATAGGACCTGCAATTAAGGAAGGACTAGGAGTAGCTCTTGAATGGACAGTAGACAAGTTGAAGATTCTTGGAGAGTGGCTAGCAAAAGCTGGTGAGAAAATCCAAGAGTTTGGTTCAGTTATTGCTTCGAAAATTTCTGGAGTGCTACAACAATTCGGGATTGATCTAGGACAAGTAGGTTCCTCAATTGGTGGACTAATTAGTGGAGGACTTGAACAACTCGGAGGAGTGTTCGGTAAGGTAGGAGGAGTCATGGCTCTAGCTATTCCAATTCTTACCAAAGTAGGACTAGCTTTTCTTGGAATTACAGGTCCAGTTGGTATCGTTATTAGCTTGATTGTTTCTTTCCTATCTGCTTGGGCTAGAACTGGGGAGCTGAACGCTAATGGGATTACTCAGGTATTCGATAACTTAACGAACACTATTACATCCGCAGCGGATATGATTACTCAATTTCTGCCTACCTTTGTAGAAAAAGGATCCCAGATATTGAACAATATTATCCAAGGGATGGTCGCTAAAATACCTGGAATCGCTTCGACTATTACTAATGTAGTTAGTACATTACTGAATACGTTTTCAACGGTGTTACCTAAGGTTATGCAAGCGGGTACGCAAATTATTACTTCTTTAGTAAGTGCTATTTCGTCTACGGTACCTACTGTCCTATCCGCAGGTATGTCAGTTATTACTACAATTATTCAGGGTATAACATCAGCCTTACCTACGATTTTACAAGCAGGGTTACAGATCATTATGGCGTTATTTAACGGACTAATTCAGGCTCTACCTACGATCTTACAAGCAGCTATTCAGGTACAGTTAGCCCTTATTCAAGGTCTTATGTCCGCTCTACCTTCTATCTTACAAGCAGCTTTACAGATTATCATGGCACTTGTTCAGGGACTTATTGCGGCACTACCGGCACTTCTTGACGCTGCGCTTCAAATTATTTTAGGTTTAGTGAACGCACTTTCTGCCTCTATTGGACCTATCTTAGAAATGGGTATTCAAATCCTAGTAACACTCATTCAAGGTATTATTGAAATGCTTCCAGATCTATTAGTAATGGCCGTAGACATTATCACGACACTACTTACGGGTCTACTTGAGGCACTTCCTCAACTACTCGCAGCTGGTGTTCAATTGATTGTTTCGCTACTCGCAGGTATTGTTCAGATGATCCCGACTTTACTAGCAGGTATTGTTCAACTCATGGTCGCACTACTCAAGGCGATTGTCGACTGTATACCTAAACTCTTACAAGCAGGGGTTCGACTTATTCAAGCACTGATCCAAGGGATTGCCTCACTAATAGGTTCGGTGGTGTCTACTTCCGGAGGCATGATGAGTCAAGTTATTAGCAAGATTGCTAGTTTCGTAGGACAGATGGTTTCAGGAGGAGCCTCCTTAATTCGAAACTTCATTAGCGGTCTTGCTTCGATGATAGGCTCAGCTATTTTGAAAGTAGGTAGCATGGGAACTTCAATTGTTTCTAAGGTTACTGGATTCGCAGGACAAATGGTAAGCGCAGGGGTCAACCTTGTTCAAGGATTTATCAACGGTATTAGTTCAATGGTAAGTTCCGCCGTAAGTGCTGCATCTAATATGGCAAGTAGTGCCTTAAATGCGGTTAAAGGTTTCCTAGGTATTCATTCACCATCTCGTGTAATGGAGCAGATGGGTATCTATACTGGACAAGGGTTCGTGAACGGTATTCATAACATGATTAGGACTACACGGGACAAGGCTATTGAAATGGCTGCAACTGTTACGGATGCTCTAAGTAACGTTAAAATGAACATTCAGGAAAATGGAGTTGTTCAAAAGGTTAAAGACGTCTTCGAACAAATTGTAGACGAGATGCCGGAAGAACTACCTAAACCAGGATTTGGTAGGGTATTAGACGCCGTAAGAACTCCTGAGGTAGATTTATACGGTACTAAAGATAATGATCTAGATAAGCCTCAAGGGGGTACATCTTCCGGAGGTAAGGATCACACCACAATCTCTATTGGAACAATCGTAGTTCGAAATAATGATGACGTTGACAAACTCTCACGCGGTCTTTATAATAAAAGTAAAGAAACCTTATCAGGGTTTGGTAACATTGTAGCACCATAAGGAGGTAAGTATGGCCAACAGACAAACGCTGCTAGTAGATGGAATCGATTTAGCTACTAGAGGAGCAATCGTGCTGGACTATACAGGACTTACCTTGGCAGGATTTAAGGATTCAGGGTTTAAGAACCCAGAGGGGATAGACGGAGTATTAGATTCTCCGTCTACTGCTCTATCCGGCCTAACAGGGAGCGTCACTGTACTGTTCAAAGGCGTATCGGAAAAACAGGTAAACGCAAAATATAGAGAGTTTAAACAGTTCATTCGATCTAAATCATTTTGGCGACTTTCGACTAAAGAGGATCCAGACTTTTATAGGTTTGGTAAGTTTTTAGGAGAGAGTGAACACGGAGCACTGACTGAAGTTCCTGTTTTAGGTGAAGCAACTCTAATTGTTAAAATAGGTATTCAGTTCAAAGACGGCTACGAATACACTAATTCAGTAATTCAAAAACCTTATACATTTAAGGCTAGTAACGACGGGGATAAGCTCCCAAACCCTGGACGACCTACTCGTCAAGTTCGAATTGAATTAAGAGCGGTTAGTCAACTGAACGGCTACTTCCGTATTGAAGAAAAGAGTTCAGGACAGTTTGTGGAGTTCGGTACTAACTCGGTACTAATGGAGGAAGGTTCTCTTATTATGTTGAACCTAGGAACTTTTGAACTGATTAAAATTAGTTCAAGTCAACAGGCTACAAATATCTTTAGGTACATTAAACGAGGAGCATTCTTCAAGATACCTAATGGAGAAGCTACTATTAAAATTCAATACCGTGCGACTGATACTGCGGCATGGACAACGACCTTACCTGTAACGGTAGAGATGTTCCTAACTCCATCTTACTATTAGAAAGGAGATTTCATGTTAGATAATGGTTTAATAATGAGTCCTATTCCGGACGATATTGTGTACGTTTACGACCAGAACTATAATCTGCTCGGTGCCAGCGTTGAAATCTTCAGTAAGATGTATGAAGATGAAATCGTAACTCGTGCGAGAGGTAAGGAAGTATTTACTTTTGAAAGCATTGAAACTTCTTCAATCTACCAGCATTTAAAAGTTGAAAATATTATTAAATTCGGTGGTAGATGGTTCCGTATTAAGTACGCTCAGGACGTGGAGGATACCAAAGGACTAACTAAATTTACTTGCTACGCATTATGGTATGAACTCGCTGAAGGACTTCCAAGACCTATGAAGCACGTCGCAACCACTGTCGGTGCCATAGCGAAGGACATTATTAAGGATGCAGGTAAATGGGTTCAATTAGTATGTCCACCGGATGGAGCTAATAAACAAGTTCGAAGTATTACGGCTAAAGAGAACTCGATGCTATGGCACCTACGCTATTTAGCAAAGCAGTACAATTTAGAGATCACGTTTGGTTATGAAGAATTAGTAGAGCAGGAAGTTCGAATAGTTCGAACAGTTGTATTTTTACAACCTTACACAGAATCCAAAGTAGACTTCCCGTTGGTAGTTGAAGAGAATTTGAAGTATGTAACACGACAAGAAGATTCTCGTAACCTATGTACCGCTTACAAGTTGACAGGTAAGAAAGAAGAAGGAAGTCAAGAACCTTTAACATTCGCATCTATCAATAATGGAAGTGACTACCTCATTGACGTTTCATGGTTTACTGCTCGTCATATGCGACCTCGTTACATTGCGAAGTCTAAAAGCGACGAACGTTTTAGAATTAAAGAAAATCTAATGAGTGCAGCAAGGGCGTACCTAGACATCTACTGTCGACCCCTTATTGGATACGAAGCTTCCGCAGTATTATATAATAAAATCCCAGACTTACATCATACTCAATTGATTGTAGATGATCATTATAGCGTTATCGAATGGCGCAAAATTTCGTCACGAAAAATTGACTACGACGACTTATCTCAGTCCGTTCTAACCTTCCAGGATCCAAGACGGGATTTAATGGACCTACTGAACGAAGACGGAGAGGGTGTTTTAGCTGGTGAAACAGAGTTCGAATCTCATGTCGTGATTAGGTACGCAGACGATATTCTGGGAACTAATTTCAATGCAGAGTCTGGAAAATATATTGGAGTATTGAACACTAATAAGAAACCAAGTGAGTTAGTCCCAGACGACTTTACTTGGATTAGGTTACAAGGTCCAGAAGGTCCGGCAGGTCAACAAGGTACTCCGGGACGTGACGGTGTAGACGGTGTAGCTGGGAAGAATGGAGTAGGTATAGCAGATACTTCTATTACCTACGCCGTATCTGTTTCCGGTACGCAAGAACCTGAAAACGGTTGGAGTGAGCAAGTTCCTGAACTTATTAAAGGTAGGTTCTTGTGGACTAAAACATTTTGGAGGTATACTGACGGAGCTCATGAAACTGGATACTCCGTTACCTATATCGGACAAGATGGGAACACAGGTAAAGACGGTATCGCAGGTAAGGACGGAGTGGGTATAGCTTCAACGGAAGTCATGTATGCAGGTTCCGAATCTGCCACTATCGCACCTGCTGGAGGATGGTCAACTCAGGTACCGGAAGTTCCTAATGGACATTACCTATGGACTAGAACTCGATGGAAGTACACTGACCAGACTGACGAAATTGGGTATTCGGTATCTCGTATGGGGGAGCAGGGTCCAAAAGGTGACACAGGTCCTCAGGGCTTACCGGGGCTACAAGGTGAGCAAGGTATTCCTGGATCACCTGGAGCTGATGGACGTTCGCAATATACTCATATAGCGTTCTCCGACAGTCCAAACGGTGAAGGGTTTAGTCATACAGACCAAGGTCGTGCCTATATTGGACAGTACCAAGATTTTAATCCGGAACACTCCAAAGATCCAGCAGCTTATCGCTGGACAAAGTGGAAAGGTACTGACGGAGTTCAGGGAGTACCTGGAAAGCCGGGTACAGATGGAAGAACATCTTATTTTCATGTAGCTTATGCCTCTAGTGCGGATGGAGTACGTGACTTTAGTTTAGAGGACAATAACCAGCAGTACATGGGATACTACACGGATTTCGAACCTAATGATAGTCACGACAGTTCTCGATATAGATGGTTCGACCGTCTAGCTAATGTTCAGGTAGGTGGACGAAACTATGTAAGAAATGCCGACTTTTCAGTTGACTCGAATAAATGGACTATCTCTTCGGATTCGGGACTAAGGTATAATTTTAGAGACTCTTTATCTGTTAAAGGTCTTCACGGGATTTATCTATATAGTGAAGCTCAGGCTATTATTCCAAAATGGAAAGGACTTCAGCAGAAGATTGCTCTGAAAGGTTCCGCTAAAACGTCTTTGACGTTGTCTGCTTACCTTGCTCAAGGAAGTGTACCACAGGAAGCTCACTTCGGAATACACTTCTTATCAAAGGGAAACATTGTTACCCAAAAATGGTTAGATATACCTAAGTCTAAAATCCTAGACAACTATACAAGATTTTCACTTTTAGCTACCCCTGGAGTAGACTTCGACGAAGTAAACATAATGATTTATGTAGGGTACGATCAAATCGCGGATCTATATGTAGCAAATGTTCAACTAGAACTAGCTAACACTCCTTCCGATTTTAAGTTAGCACAGGAGGACATTCAGGAGCAAATAAACGCCAAAGCAGACCTTCTACTTACTCAGGAACAACTTACAGCACTAGCAGAAAAGGCACAACTTCATGAAACTGAGTTAAAAGCTAAGGCTACCATGGAGCAGCTAAGTGATTTAGAAAAGGCTTATAATGGAAGAATCCAGGCTAACGAGGAGGCTATTAAACAAGCCGAGAGTGACCTTATTTTAGCCGCTAGTAGAATTGAAGCTACCGTTCAGGAGCTTGGTGGACTTCGAGAACTGAAGAAGTTCGTTGACAGTTATATGAGTGCAAGTAATGAGGGTCTCATTATCGGTAAGAACGATGCTAGTTCGACCATTAAAGTATCAAGTGATCGAATTTCCATGTTTTCTTCAGGGAAAGAAGTCATGTATATTAGTCAAGGGGTAATTCATATCGATAATGGTATCTTTACTGAATCCATCCAAGTCGGACGATTTAAGACTGAACAATATACATTTAACCCAGACATGAACGTCATTCGATATGTAGGATAAGGAGAATTAAATGACAAAATTTGTAAACTCATATGGACCTCTTCATCTAAACCTTTATATTGACCAAATTAGTCAGGACATTACTAATAATACTTCACGAGTTAGGTGGAGAGCTACGGTTGACCGTGACGGAGGTTACCGGACATGGAACGCCGAAAATGGAAGTGTCCTGTCCGTTTGGTTAAATGGTTCAAGTGTCTATAGAAGTAATCTCAGTTTCGATACACAGGGACAAGAGGTTACACTTGCTTCCGGAGAAACTACGGTCCCTCATAATAGTGACGGAACGAAGACTTTCTCAGTCTGGGCTTCCTTTGATGCTAATAACGGTATTCACGGGAACATTACCATTTCTTCTAACTATACACTTGACAAAATTCCTAGGTCTTCGCAAATTTCCGGACTGACTGGAAATAGGGAGTTAGGTTCCAATCATACTATCACTATTGACCGTAAGGTAAATTCCTTCACTCATCAAGTATGGTATCGCGTATTCGGGAGCCCCTGGATTGATTTAGGGAAGAACATTGCTACTAGTGTTTCATTTACTCCTTCCTTGGATTTAGCTAGACACTTAACTAAGGTAAGTTCAGGGACAATGGATATTCGAATTAGGACTTACAACGGAACCACGCAAATAGGAAGTGACGTCTATTCAAATGGTTGGAATTTTAAAATACCTAATAGTGTGAAGCCTACCTTTTCCAATATTTCTTTAGTTGAGACAAACTCCGCAGTGAAGCAGATTATGAGTCCGAATAATTTCCTTCAAATTATGTCCAATATCCAAGTCAATTTTAACAACGCCTCCGGTGTTTATGGATCTACGATTGAATCATTCCATGCTGAAATTGTAGGTAAGAATCAGCAGATTTCTAAAAACGGGGACAAGTTAGGTATTATGAATTTTCATGGATCTGCAACTGTCCGGGCTTGGGTTACAGACAGTCGCGGGAAATCGTCCGCTGCGCAGGATGTTCAAATTAACGTCATCGAATACTTCTCTCCTTCGATCTATTTTACCGTTCAGCGTACTCGCCAAAATCCTGCGACCTTACAGGCTCTTAGAAATGCTAAGGTCGCACCTATAACAGTAGGTGGTCAGCAGAAGAACATCATGCAGATTACTTTTTCAGTAGCTCCACTGAACACTGAAAATTATGTAGAGGACAAGGGAAGTGCCACGGCTACCTTCTCATCTATTAGCTTACTCACTAACTCGTCTGCTAACCTAGCTGGACATTACGGTCCTGATAAGTCTTATGTCGTTAAGGCCGTCATCCGTGACCGGTTCTCGTCTTCGACTTTTGTGTCAACCGTAGCAACAGAGACCGTAGTTCTTAACTACGACAAGGACGGACGTCTTGGAGTAGGGAAAGTAATTGAACAAGGTAAGCCGGGTTCAATTGACGCTAAAGGGGACATCTATGCAGGAGGGAACCTTAATGCTGCAGGAGATATCCTGGCAGGTGGACAACCTGTTCAACGTTATAGACTTACCGATAACAATGGGCAACTAGCAACAGGAAGTGCTCAATGGGACGGAGTTTGGAACAAACAGGGGACTGAATTTGGATGGAGAAGTGCTAAATACGAAGACAATCCTACGGGGAACGAATGGGGACTATTCCAAAACTTCCATCTAGACTCTTGGAAAATTGTTCAATTCTTTACAACTATGACCGGGAGAATGTTTGTTCGAGCTTCTAATAGTAATGCTAAATGGAGTCCGTCTAAATGGAAAGAGTTCCTATTTAAACAGGACGTGGAGAATTATAGCTGGCAGAAACTAGTTCTTCAAAACGGCTGGAATCATTATTCAACTTACGGTGACGTTTATTACTCGAAGACGCTTGATGGAGTAGTTCACTTGAAGGGTAATACTCATAAAGGAAAAATTGACAAAGAGACTACCATCGCCGTTCTACCTGAAGGATTTAGACCTAGAAGTTCTACATGGGTTCAGGGACTGAATAACTCCTACGGAAATGCCGTTTTGCTTATTAACACTGATGGAAGAATTGTAGTTAAATCGAATGTCGACAATACTTGGTTAAATTTAGACAATGTTTCATTTCGTATTTAATTCGAACTCAAAAAATGTTATAATAAGTGATAGAAAGGAGGTGATTGATATGTTGAACCTTACAAAATCACGTCAAATTGTTGCAGAGTTTACAGTTGGACAAGGACCTGAAAAGAAACTTGTCAAAACTACTATCATCAACATTGACTCAAACGCAGTATCTTCAGTCTCGGAGACTCTCCATGACCCAGACTTGTATGCTGCAAACCGTCGGGAACTTCGAGCTGATGAGCAAAAACTTCGCGAAACTCGTTACACAATCGAAGACGAAATCTTAGAAGAACAGTCAAAGACTGAAGAAGGTAGATAAGGAGTTAGGATATGCCTAGTTGGTTGACAGATACGGCCGTCCTGACGACAGTTATCACTGCGTGTAGTGGAATGCTTACTGTCCTATTGAATAAGTTGTTCGAGTGGAAATCTAATAAAGCTAAAGCCGTTTTAGAGGAAATTTCTCATACACTTAGGACACTTAAAGAACAGGTTGATGGAATCGATCAAATGACAGTAACAATCAATTACCAAAATGACGTCATACAAGACGGAACTAGAAAGATTCAACGTTACCGTCTTTATCACGACCTAAAAAGTGAGGTCATGCGAGGGTATACAACTTTAGATCATTTTAGAGAACTGTCTATTTTGTTCGAAAGTTATAAAAACCTCGGAGGTAATGGTGAAGTCGAAGCCTTGTTTGATAAATACAAGGAATTACTAATTAAAGACGAAGATAGCAAAGGAGAATAGCGTATGCAACAAATTAACGAAATCATCGTCAATGCCGCCGTTAGCGTTCTTGTCATTTTAGCCGGAATTGCGGTTAAAACGGCTAAAGAATACCTTGTGAAAAAGGGCGGGGAACAGGCCGTTAAAATTACTGAAATTTTAGCACGAAACGCCGTGAACGCAGTTGAACAAGTTTCGACTGAAACAGGCTACAAAGGTAAGGAAAAACTTGAGCAAGCCCGAACTAAAATTCGGGACGAGCTAACTAAGTACAATATTACCATGACGGACAAGGACCTAGATACTTTCGTTGAGTCTGCGGTCAAGCAGATGAACGATGCTTGGTCTAAAGAATAACCTAAGGGGAGGGAGCTTTTTGGGTTCCCTTTCTTTTTTGAAAGAAAGGAGTAGCACTTGAAAAAAGTTATACAAAAGGTCGCAGACATTGGTGTCGATGTTCGGGATAAGCTCGACAGGGTAAAAGAAGAGTTCTACTCACACGATAAGAATAATGCTTTTATTGAACTATCCGTGAATAGTATTGACGCTAAAAAGGTGACCGTTCTATTTCATTTCAAGACAACAAATCGATTTCTAGAAGTCGTAGGAGTAGTCGAAAATAAAAATGTCACTATTCCATTCGATACATCTATGATTACTACTGACGAAACGGTGACTGGTTTTGTTTACGCTGAGAAAGATCTACAAGCTGCTGACCTTTTTAGGTTCTCATTCGGTGTTCGTGTTTCGGAAATTGACAAGCTTGACGGTGCCCCTGTTATTGAGAAAGAAACAAAGCGCATTGTAGCAGTGACTGACATTGTAACAAAAGCTGAACTAGAGGAAGCACTGAAGTCTATTAAGATTGAAGGCGCAACTTACGACGATACGGAAGTTATTAGACGTCTAGCTTTACTTGAAGCGAAGCAAATTGACCCTAATTTATTAGCTACCAAGGAAGAGTTACAAAATATTTCACTGACTCCTGGACCAGCTGGTCCAAAGGGTGAACGAGGTGATCCAGGACTGCAAGGAAATCCAGGAGAAGTTGGTCCTCAAGGACCTATCGGACCAAAAGGTGATAAAGGAGAAACTGGAGAACGTGGACCGCAAGGGTTACCTGGGGAGACAGGACCAAAAGGTTCAGACGGTTTGCAAGGACCTCCAGGTCCACAAGGTATCCAAGGTGAACGAGGACAGGATGGACAACCTGGACCCAAGGGGGATATTGGACCTATCGGTCCTCAAGGTTTGCCCGGTGAAAGAGGTCAAGACGGTCAGCCTGGACCAAAAGGTGAACGAGGAGAACAAGGTCCAGCTGGTCCAGAAGGACCTATCGGGCTTACTGGACCTAAAGGTGAAAACGGTCGTGACGGTGTAGGTATTCCTCAAAAACTTAGTCTCGCAGGTAACATCCTTACCCTATCCGATGGTGGAGGTAGTATATCCTTACCCCAAAATGCTTCAGCTAGTCCTAGTGGACAAGTATCTGAGTATGAGATTCACGGTGTGGGTATGCCTAATGGTAGGGTGACTGCTCCAGTAGGAACTACCTATGTCGACACCGCCGTCACTAACAAGGCTTTGAAATGGATAAAACGAACTGGAACAGACAATCAAGGTTGGGAAGTTCTAACTGGAGATACTGGATGGATTAACCTTCCTATTGTTTCAAAGCTAGGAGCTGCCTATTTAAAGATTCGGCGTGTTAACAACCTAGTCACTTACCAATTCGGTGGGTTAAGCTGGGGATGGTTTGGTATTGTAAGACGAGGAGGCCCTGGCTATGTCTTGCAACCTAGTGACCGTGACCGCAACTGTTACATTTTAGGTTTAGGTGGAGTTCCTCAAGGCTTTCGTTCAGAGTTTAGCCTTATTGGTGGGATATACAATGACAAGGGCACGCCATATGGTACATGGTATTTAGGTGGTGTTGGAGATAGCAATATGTTGCGCTTCCAATTCACTGATCCAGTGCCGACCGATAAGGACATCGGAGATATTCGAGTAAGTTCCATTTCTTACTTGACGAGTGACCCTTGGCCAAATAACATTAGATAATGAGGTTAATTTATGTTTAAACTAGAACGCTTTGAAACTGACGAAGGGATTAAGGTAGCGGTTGTGGATAACAATCCATATTTTCGCTACGAATATCCTTATGTCTTAACAGAAGATATGAAGCAACAAACTGACGAAGAAATTGGTAAATATCTTATTCAAGATCTTCAACACCGTAAGGAGTACACTTTGATGTCTACTTTGCTAGACGTTAACTTGCGTTCTCCATTTATTTACGATAACCAATTTGCAACTCTTATTCAATACCTTAAAGAAGGTGAGCCCGGTGAATCATATTTCCCAGGATCTCAAATCAAACTTCGTATCCCTGATTACGAAGCTGAGGGTTGGGAGGGTGAATATGCTATGGTTACTGTGAATAAACCACTTACAATCCCTAAAGGAACTGAAGATGCCTATAAACTCTTCACAGAATACCATAAAAATGGTATTGTCGAAATTTTAAAGTGGCAAGACGTCGTTCACCTCAACCCGAACGACTTTAAGAAAGAAGCCGGAGGTAATTAAATATGTCAGTTAACATTGAAAAAGGTATCGCATGGATGGAAGCTCGAAAAGGTCGAGTCTATTATAGCATGGAGGAACGTGATGGAGATGATTCTTACGACTGTTCCTCATCTATGTACTATGCTCTGAGAAGCGCAGGAGCTTCATCTGCTGGATGGGCAGTAAATACGGAGTACATGCACGATTGGTTAGTTAAGAACGGTTATGAACTAATCACTGAAAATACTCCATGGGATGCTCAACGTGGAGACATCTTTATCTGGGGTCGACGTGGTTACTCTTCCGGAGCTGGAGGTCATACAGGTATGTTTGTTGATAGCGATAATATCATTCACTGTAATTATCGTTACAACGGTATCACGGTAAATGACCACGACGACATTTGGTTATACGCTGGACGTCCTTACTACTACGTTTACCGTCTCACTAACCCAGATGCGCAGCCTGTTGAAGCTAAACGTGGATGGCAAAAAGATGATACAGGTTATTGGTATGCTCGCGCAAACGGTACCTATCCAAAAGCAGAATTCGAATATATCGAAGAAAACAAGTCTTGGTTCTACTTTGACAACCAAGGCTACATGCTCGCCGAGAAATGGTTGAAACATACTGATGGAAATTGGTATTGGTTCGATTCTAGTGGCTATATGGCTACTAGCTGGAAGAAAATTGGTGGATCTTGGTATTACTTCAACCGTGATGGTTCAATGGTTACAGGTTGGGTCAAATGGTACGATAATTGGTACTATTTAGACGCAGCCAACGGAGACATGAAGTCAAGTACCTTCGTTCCATATAATGGAGGTTACTACTTACTTCTTCCTGACGGACGTATGGCGGACAAAGAAGCCTTCACTATTGAACCTGATGGACTTATTACTGCTAAGGCTTAGTTTTACAGTAATTTTACTCTATAGACAAATAAGTTCAATTTTAGTATAATTATATTGTTCATTGTTTATCTACTTTGTGATTCTTAAATTACAGAAAAATTCGGGTATTTAGGTACCTGGATTTTTTTTTGAAAATTTTTCAATAAAAGGGTTGTCTATTACCCGGTAATATGTTACAATAAAGAAAATAAAGAAATGGACAATGTCCAGGAGGTAAAGAAATGAAAGTAAATTTCAGTGAACTTGTAAAAGGTACAGTCCTTTTAAACAAACGCAACCGCAAAGAGTTTAAAGTATTATCTTTAGACGAGAAGGAACAAAAGGTCGAACTATTGAACACTAGCAGCGAAGAGACTGTTAAGGTTTCAAAGGCAACCTTCGAACGTTGGTATAGTGTTCAGTCAGTTCCCGAAAAAGAGAAACCTAAGGAAGAACCTAAACCTGTCGCAGGTCCAAAGGTAGCTAAACGCACTAACCGTCGTCCTCGTCCAGCTAACACGACTGTCGTCGTTGTAGAAGCTATTGATAAGACTGACGATAAGGAAGTCGTAGAAATTAGGGAAAAACGTAAAAAGCAAAATAGTGGAATCCCTAAATCCGACACCGTGCTATCTCTAACAAAACAATTAGAAGATCGTATCGCTCATGATTTTCCTGCGTCACGTCGTGGAGTGACTCAATCATTCATTAAGTATTCTCACCAATACAACTTCGTGAAGATTTTCCAAACTAAGTCAAAAATTCGGATCAACGTCCTATCTCGTGCAATGCCGGAAGAAATGAAAGCTAAACTTGATCGAATTGTTCCTGCTAAATACGGATGGCCAATTGACGGATTCTTTACTATTAGACGTGAAGAAGACTTGGATACTGCTATGGAACTTATCGCCTATTCTGTGAAAGGAGCTAAGGGTTGATCGAACTAAAAATCGAAAAATCCCGCATGCACAAAAAAGGAAAAAGTATTTACATTTCTATCCCGGACGTAAACGATAAGGAGGACGAGGAGTTATTAGGTACCCAACTCTCCTCTCTTCCTAAAATCAAAGAACGAGGCTATAATTACTTTGAAGTACCTATTAGGTATTTTCAGGATGTATTACACGCTTTGGAGTATTGGGATCTAGAGATTATTGGAGAAGTTCCAAAAGATGTTCAATCCTACATTGACAGTCGAAATCGAATTGTAGAAGCTACGCCAGGTGAGTTTACTTACAAGACGGAACCTTTTGAACATCAAGTAGAGAGCTTTGAGTATGCCAAGGACCACCCTTGTTTCCTTTTAGGTGACGAACAGGGATTAGGTAAAACTAAGCAAGCTATTGACATTGCCGTCAGTCGTAAGCACGAGTTCAATCATTGTTTGATCGTTTGCTGCGTGTCCGGCCTTAAATGGAATTGGGCTAAAGAAGTTGAAATTCATTCGAACGAGCAAGCTCATATTATCGGTAGCCGGGTAAACCGCAAGGGTAACCTTACGATTGACGGAGTTCAGAAACGTGTAGAGGATCTACTATTAGATCATAAGGAGTATTTCCTTATTACTAATATTGAAACTCTTAGAGACAAGTCCTTTACTTCTGCGCTGAAGGAGTTGACTAATACAGGTGAGATAGGTATGGTCGTAGTAGACGAGATCCATAAATGTAAAAATCCTACTAGTCAACAAGGGGAGGCTTTACATTCACTGAACAGTTTCTACAAGATTGGGCTTACGGGAACTCCGTTATTGAACTCACCTGTAGATACTTACAATATCTTAAAATGGCTAGGAGTTGAACGGCACTCCTTTTCGGCGTTCAAGGAACGTTACTGCGTCCTTGATAATTTTGGACAAGTAACAGGCTACCGCAACTTAACTGAATTGAAAAATTTAGTCATGGACAATATGCTTCGGCGAACCAAGGAACAAGTTTTAGACTTGCCTGAAAAGATTCGATCGACCGAGTACGTCGACATGAACAAGGATCAAGCTAAAATCTACAACGAAGTTCGAACAAAGCTCATTGAAGATATTGACAAGGTCATGTTAAGTACCAATCCACTAGCAGAGACTATTCGCTTGCGTCAAGCTACAGGTAACCCCGAAGTATTGACAACTAAAAAGGTCAAGTCCGCAAAGTTCGAACGAGCTTTGGAAATTATCCAAGAATGTATAGACAACGATCAATCCGTTATTGTGTTCAGTAACTGGGAAAAGATTATTACCCCTTTTGCTAAACAAGCCAAGTCACTAGCGCCTTGTTATTTAGTGACAGGTGAGACGGACGATAAGTTCGAAGTCATTGAACAATTTACGAACGACAAACGCCCGGCTATTATCTGTGGTACTATTGGAGCACTTGGAACAGGGTTTACCTTAACTAAGGCGACGACCGTTATTTTCCTGGATAGTCCTTGGACAAAAGGGGAGAAGGATCAAGCAGAGGATCGAGCTCACCGCATTGGTGCTACTTCTACCGTGTCCATTATTACGCTAGTTTGTAAGGACACTATGGACGAAACGATCGAAGACATTGTAGCTAGTAAGGGTGAACTCGCTGACTACATTGTCGACGGTAAACCTCTTCGAAATAAATTGTCGAACGTGTTTGACATACTGCTACAGAAATAGGAGAAGATATGGCTTTTAGAAAACGATATAATGAACTAAGGAAGGACACTAAACGCAAGATCGAAAATAGTGACAAGTCTTGGACACCTATTGATCATTGTTTAGCGATACCTTCCTTACAAGACAGGTATACAAAGGAAGAACTTTGTACGCATTTAGATTGCAACCAAAAGGAACTGAAAAGGTTCATTCAACTGGACAAGCTACCAAGTCCGGAACAATGTAAGAAGATACGGAGGTTACTGAATGAAAGTAATTGATGGAGTTAAATACTACCGAATTTCGGAAGTATGCAAAATGGTAGAGCGTAGTCAGACGACTATCTCTCGCGTATGGTACGGCGCTGCAGAGTATGCAAAGGAAAATAATATTCATTTCCCGTTTGTACTACCAAAGTACCGCAACGATTTAGATCAAAAGCGAACACGCTACTGGAGCGAAGAGGGTGTAGCTAAATTGATAAAATTTAGAGATTCTCTAATGCCCGGTGATTTAGCGTTCTATAACCGTCATCATATGTGGGGCGAACGTCAGCAGATTGCTAAAGAACGTAAAGAGTTCAAACAAGCAATGGAAAAGGCCGTAGATACAGACCTTAATGATTTAATGAAGGAGAAATTCTAATGGGTGAAATTAAAAGCGAAAAAGAGTTCCTTGAGCTACTTCCGGAACTTGCACAAAATAACTATGAACTAGGGATCCTCAACAAGGCCGTCAAAAATGACAAGGAACTGATTAAACAGTACATGCTTACCGAGGACATTGAGTCCGCAGAAGCTGACGGATGGCAAGTCACCTGTTCATCTACAACTAAGTCATCAATGGACGAAACTATGCTCGTGAGTATTATCCAAGATCTCATCAAGGACGCAAAGGGTAGTGACAAGGAAGCTCTTCAGACTCTCATTGTAATGAAGCCAACAATCAACGAAGATTTATTAGAAGACTTAATTTATAACAAGCAACTTGACGCAGAAGTAGTGAAGCCTGCTATTGTGGAATCCGTGTCCTATACCCTGCGGTTTAAGAAGTCCAAGAAGAAGGCCTCTAAATCACGCAAAAATTCTTAATATTTCGTACCTATTTTCGCGTTTAACGTGGAAGATGGAAAATACCATTACGAGGAGAATTACATGAGCAGAGAGCGTATAAAATCGCGTACAATGGACAACCAAAATTCTAGTCTAATTTTAAAAGAAATTAAAAGTACGACTAGAGGACTGTTCGGGAAGTCAGCTAGTTCTTTACCTCAACGAGACCAGGATTATCTGTTCGTTGGTAACCAACTAGCTAACTACTTGAACGAAAAACAATTTGAAGAAGTAACCCTAAAGCAGGTCAGTCATTTCTTTTTAGTTCAGTACCGTTTTAGGTTCAACCAGGATTGCATTGACTATAATTGGTTCAATTTTCAAAACACAATGAAAAAGCTAAAGGATTACCTAAGCGCTGATAGTTGGGTAGAAGTAAGTTACTTCCTTTACTCAAGTATTGAAAAAAGTATTGACAAGGTATGTCCTGACATACCTAACCCAATTACCTTGTCCGTGTTTAAGAGAGCATGGTTAATCGAGGAATTATTAGGGGGTAAACAGAAATTTTCTGGATTTTACTGATTTTATGTAGACTAATTATAGATCTTTTTCGAACTGGTTTACAAAATTGCGAAATTTGGTGTATATCTAGTAAAAAAGACTTTTTTACAAAGTCATTTTTACAGCTGCTTTAGAGCAGCTTAGCAAGCTAGATATCCTTTCCCCCATCGGTCCATATTATATACACTGAACTATATAGGACTAAATAAATTGTTTAAAAAAAATAAAGGACGAACAATGGATGTAAATGAAATATGGAAGAAAAAGGTTCGACAGTTATTAGAAGAGGCCGGGTTGCCTAAGAAATACTTCGAACCCCAAAAATTAGTTCCTAGGAACATTGACCGTGAAGCTTGGAAGTGGCTGGAGGATTATAGATTGAACGTCGTTGAAAATGTTCAAAAAGGTCGAAACATAGTTATCACTAGTCCTATTGTAGGTAATGGGAAAACTAGTTGGGCGATAAGGTTGTTACAACGTTATATAGCTGAAACGGCGCTTGACGGGAGATTAGTGACTAAAGGTGTATTCTGTGTCAGCTCTTCTATGTTAGAAATCTTCGGGGACTTTGGTTACTTTGAAACTAGTGTCGAATTTTTTGACTACTTGAACCGCCTAAAGAATTGTGAGCTATTAGTTATCGACGAAATTGGTTCCGGACGACTAACACAGGTATCCTACAATCATTTCTATGACCTAGTAAATTATCGTGTAGACAATAATCTTGCTACTATCTATACAACTAATTACAATGATGCGCAAATTAAGGACGTACTTGGTGAACGGTTATATAGTAGGATCTATGATATGTCCACGGTAATTGAGTTCGGTGCTTCGAATGTTCGAGGATACACACCTAAGGAGGTAGCTAGACATGAATCAGGATGAACAGTATGTAGTATTAGACGTTAACTTGGTTCCCATGATCTATCGAAATGTTCATGGACAGGTTGTTAAATGTTGCTTATTAAAGCCAATTAAGTCAATTCACTTGATAGATAGCTTACTGTTAACTAAACAAGAAATTGAACAATACGACAAAAGATTACTAGATTTTGCTTACACTTACAAGAAGAGAGGTCTTTATGATTTGGAATTACAAAAAGCGTTTGAACGATGATACGATTGTGAAAATAATAGGCGCCGTAGCCTGCCTAGCAATCGGCTTGTCAATTGGTTACCTTTTAGGTCAAGCTAAGGTTACGAAGGTTGATCCTAATGCACGTCCCTATTATATTACTTTGGATAATACAGGAGCATGGCTGGGAGATAGTCCTGGACATAAATTCTATCCATTGTATGACTCACAAGGGCAACGATTAGGAGGTAAGGTAAATAATGATTCAACTACAGGTACTGAATAAAGTCTTACAGGACAAGAGCCTTGCGTTACTAAATAATAATGGAATCACTAGCGAATACTTCAGTGACTACGGTCCGGAGTATGAGTTCATTATTAACCATTTTAAAGAGTACGGAAATGTTCCAGACGACGAGACGATCCTTGAACAATTTCCTGGATTCGAATTACTGAACATTTTAGAAAGTGATCAGTATCTTGTCGATAAAATTAGGGAAGAACATTTATATGATGCTTTAGTGCCTATACTGACGCAAGCTGCAGAAGATATGCAGACGGACTCTAGCATAGCCGTTTCGAACATTTTACCTAAACTGGAAAAACTAATTCAGCAATCCAAGTTCGTCGGGGGTATTGACTTGACCAAAGGTGCCTACGACCGTTTTAATTGGGCGATGGATATCGCAGAGAAGGCCGGAGACTTGTTAGGAGTACCTACAGGATTTGAACTCCTGGACGATGTTTTAGGTGGGATGCTACCTGGTGAGGAATTGATCGTTATTGTAGGACGTCCCGGTCAAGGTAAATCGTGGACATTAGACAAGATGATGGCAAGCGCTTGGCAGAATGGTCAGTCTGTACTACTGTACTCCGGAGAAATGAGTGAAATGCAAGTCGGATCTCGTATAGATACCTTACTGTCGAACGTCAATATCAATTCAATTACCAAAGGAGTATGGAACGATAAGGAGCTTCAAAAGTACGAAGACCATATTGAGCTGATGCAGGGAAGTGAGACTCCTCTTGTCGTTGTGACACCGATGATGATTGGTGGACGTAACATGACTCCAGCTCTATTAGACAGTATGATACAGAAATACAAACCTAAAGTGGTTGGAATTGACCAACTATCCCTTATGAATGAGTCCGTTCCTAGTAGAGAACAGAAGCGTATTCAGTACGCTAATATTACCATGGATCTTTATAAGTTGTCGGCGAAGTACGGGATTCCTATTGTACTGAATGTTCAGGCTGGACGTGCAGCTAAAGATGGTGGTAACGATACTATTCAATTAGAGCATATCGCAGAGAGTGATGCCGTAGGACAGAACGCTAGTCGAGTTATTACAATGCAAAGGGACGAAGCTAACGGTATTCTAAGGTTATCCGTAGTTAAAAACCGTTACGGTGAAGATAACAAGACTATTGAATATATGTGGGACGTAACGACAGGAACCTATACTCTTATAGGATTTAAAAACGATGACGACACAGAGGACAATGCTAGTCCAGTTACACTGAAAGCAAGAAGTTCTTCGAACCGTCTTCAAAAACAAGTAAGTAGAGAAGGAGTGGAAGCATTTTGAAAGTCAACGGATTATACATCGACGCAACTTGTGAACAAATTATTCAAAAACTTACTTTCGAACTTGAACAGGATTACGGTCAAACTCTTTTTAGACGGACAAAGAGTTTAGGATCCAATATGCAATTCTCTTGTCCATTTCACGGAAATGGGATGGAGCGTCATCCGTCCTGTGGTATGAGCAGGGACGTAACCTACTCCGGTGGACGTGTTATCGAAGCAGGTACCGTTCACTGCTTTACTTGTGGTTATACAGGAAAACTGAACGAGTTCATTAGTGACTTATTTAATAAAAGTGACGGAGGCTTTTACGGGAACCAATGGCTTAAACGCAATTTCGCTTCCGGAGAAGAGCAAGTAAGACCTTTATTAGATTTAGGCTTCAATCGTAAGTTCGTACCTAATAAAAGGTCTTACAATATTATCCCGGAGGAAGAGTTAGAAAAATACAGATGGATTCATCCGTATATGTATGAACGTAAACTCACTGACGAGATTATTGAACTTTTTGATATTGGGTACGATAAGTTGAACGATTGTATCACTATGCCTGTTAGGGATATGGATGGAAATACGGTATTCTTTAACCGACGCAGCGTAGGACAGAAATTTCACCAATATGGAGAGAGTGATCCTAAAACTGAATTTCTTTACGGCGCCTACGAAGTACTGAAGTATAGAGATCGCTTCGAGGATAGTTCCAAATTATACGTCACTGAGTCGGCTATCAACTGCTTGACACTTTGGACACTTGGGATCCCTGCGGTAGCTCTTATGGGAGTCGGTGGAGGAAACCAGTTTGAACTTCTAAAGAAAATGCCGTTCCGGACAATCGTATTAGCGTTAGACCCAGATAATGCTGGAGATACTGCCGCACGGAAAATCCGGAACAGACTTCGAAATAGCAAGGTTGTTTACTTCCTAAATTACCCACAAGAGTTCTGGGAAAACAAGTGGGATATCAATGATTATCCAAATTTAATAAATTTTGACGATTTAGTCTTGTAATTTATTACACGATAATATATAATATAACTATAAACAAATTCTTGTAGGAGAATAAACAATGAACAACCTTACAAATAAAATAGCTTCCAAATTCGTCAACGATACTGTCGAATGTGTAGGCTTTGTCCCTGACAATGACTGTCTTGCTTTGTATACCATTGACCCTAATGGAGCTTTGGCTATTATGTACCGCCGTTACTCAGGCATGCTACACAAGATAGGGCAGAAGTATTTTAGCTTTTCACGACAAGACGTGGATAGCTTTGTATGGACTACACTAGACAAAGCAATGAATACTTTTAACCCTACTTCCGACGCAAACTTTGCAACCTACGTCACACGTCTAATGAACAATACAATGCGTAATGAGTACAGAGCTTTAAAGGTTACTTCTGTGCAAAGAGATTGGTTCTTGGACGTTCAGTGGGAAAGCGGTACTCTTAACGAAGAAGAGGACAATTTTAGCGCATTCTATAACCATGCGGTGAACGAAGATTGGTCAGCTATTGACATTGCTAATTCTCTACCTACTTTGCCGTTGACGGACAATCAGTACGCCTATATTGAGTGCATTATTAAAAATGGTTCAGTAATGACAGACGCTGAGGTAGCTAGAGAAATTGGAGTGACACGAGCTTCCGTTCGTGCTATTAAAACATCACTCGCAAAGAAATTGGATAATTTCTTATAGAGTGGTTTACCAAACACACCAATTTGGTGTATATTAAGGTATAAGGCAAAACTTAAAACACTTTAAACCTTATAACACTTTAAACACTTTAAGGAGGACCAAATATGGGTCGAGTAAGTATTAGCCAATCCGGATCATTTAGTTCTGGAACGGCCAATGGATTTTTCAGTTTAGCAGATGATAAAGATTCTGCCGTCGTTACGTTTCTCTATGAAGATCCGGACGGTGAGGATATGGATTATTTTGTAGTTCACGAAGCAGAAGTTGACGGACGCCGTCGATATATCAACTGTAATGCTATTAGTGAGGACGGTGAAAGTGTTCATCCGGAAGATTGTCCACTTTGTCAAGAGGGCTATCCACGCATTGAAAAACTGTTCTTACAACTTTACAACGAGAACACGGATCAAGTTGAAACATGGGATAGAGGTCGCAGCTATGTTTCTAAGATTGTTACACTTATCAACAAGTACGGACCTCTTGTAGGGCAACCTTTTGAGATTGTTCGTAGCGGTAAAAAGGGTGATCAACGTACTACCTATGAGTTCTTCCCAGAAGATCCAGATCCGGAAGCTACTTTGGACGATTTCCCAGAAAAGAGCGAACTACTCGGTACCCTTATTTTAGATCTAAATGAGGATCAAATGTGGGACGTAGTTGACGGTAAATTTACCCTTGACGACAATAACCGAGGACGCTCAAATGGACGAAGTGGTGGACGTTCGAATAATCCAACACCTCGTAGAGGTTCAAGCAGGGACACAGGTTCCAGTCGACAGGATAGTCGCTCCGCAGTAACACGTCGAGGTCCTTCGACTGCTAGTGGTCCTCGAACTAGAGGTGGTCGATTCTAACAACTAGGAAGCAGTAGCTTCCTTTTTATTTACAGGAAAGGATAAACTATGGTACAGAAAGGTCTATTCGGTGTACGATTAAGGGAAGGTAGAAAGGGAGATCAAAAAATCCTGTCCCAGAAGCGCAACCGAAAGGATTCAGTAGAACTAACTTACATTAGTGGTGACGCTTTGACAGATGCTATCGCAAGGGCGCGCAAGATGTCGAAACGTATTTTGAAGGATGTACTTCCTAGACTTGAGCTAGTTACAGATGAAGATCGACTTGACGAGTATATAGGAGCATGTATAGAGAACGGAGTTGTAGCCTTGGACGTGGAGACTAATGGTAAGGATCCAATCCATGAAGATCTTGTAGGTGTCTGCTTGTATACGGAAGGAGAGAAATCCATTTACGTCCCACTGAACCATCGTAGCAACTTAACGAAGCAGCGTATAAGAGATCAAATTGATCCAAAGCTAATGAAAGAGTTCATTGAGGAAATGATCGAATGCGGTGTTAAGTTTGTCTATCATTTAGGTAAGTTCGATATCAATAGCATTTTCTGGCAATTAGGTATTCGCATGCCTGATCCGTTATGGGACACCTATATCGCATCGAACTTACTGAACGAAAACGAACCTCACTCATTGAAGTTACTTCATGCTAAGTACGTCAAAGAGGACGAGAACGCCGAAGTCGCTAAGTTCAATGACTTGTTCAAAGGAATACCTTTTAGTTTAATTCCTCCAGATGTCGCGTATATGTATGCAGCGTTCGACCCTCTACAGACTTATGAGCTATACAAGTTCCAAGAGTTGTATCTTACTCCAGGAACGGAAGAATGTAAGTCGTGCAATTTAGAACGAGTTAGTGAGGTCTATCAAAAAATCGAACTTCCACTTATTAAAGTCTTGTTCGACATGGAGTCATATGGTGTAGCCTTGGACGAGGATAAGCTCGCAGAGATTAAAGCCGAGTTTGAACAAAAGATGGAGGAAGCGGAAGAATTGTTCAATTATGAGGTAGCTAAGTACGCTCCTGAAATTGAAGATCTTCGAACAATAAACTTCCAGCAGTATCAAAAGCTAACGCTAAACGGTAAGGGGGAAGTCACTGTTTCGATTTCAAGTAGCACGCAGCTGGCGATCTTGTTTTACGACATTTTAGGTCTAAAGAGTAACGATGATCGAAGTCCTCGAGGAACAGGTGTCGACATTGTTAAAGCATGGGATATTCCTATCGCTAAAGCCTTGCTTCAGTATCGTAAATACGCAAAATTAGTATCGACGTACATGACATTAGACGAGTATCTCGCTAAGCCTGATAATCGTGTTCACACTAATTTCAAACAGTACGGCGCTAAGACGGGACGTATGTCTAGTGAAGGTCCTAACTTGCAGAATATTCCATCACGTGGTGAGGGAGCAGTCGTTCGACAAATCTTTGCCGCAAGTCCTGGACACTATATTATTGGTAGTGACTATTCTCAACAGGAACCTCGTTCACTTGCTGAGTTAAGTGGTGACGAAAATATGATCCACGCTTACGAGCAAAACCTGGACCTATACGCAGTAATTGGTTCGAAATTGTATCATACTGAATATGAAAATTGCTTGGAGTTTAACCCAGATGGATCTACTAACCCGGAAGGTAAGAAACGTCGTAACAATGTCAAGTCCGTTCTTTTAGGTCTGATGTATGGACGTGGTGCAGCAAGTATCGCTGAACAAATGAATGTGAGTGTTAAGGAAGCTTCTAAAGTTATGGAGGACTTCTTTAAGCAGTTCCCTAAAGTAGCTGATTACATTGTATTCGTTCAGCAACATGCTATTGACTACGGGTACACAGAGACGGCTACAGGTCGACGCAGACGACTTCCGGACATGAGTCTACCTCAATACACCTTTGAGTACGTTGACGCAAGTAAGAACGAGAACTTTGATCCATTAGACTTTGACGGAGACGCTGAAGGATCTACGGAAGTTCCGGAGTACATTATTGAACAGTATTGGGCGGAGTTGGATAGAGCTTGGGGCTTTAAGAAGCGTAACGAAATCAAAGCTCGTGCTTTAGAAGAAGGTATTAAAATCCACGATAACGGTGGTAAGATAGCAGACGCTGAACGACAATGTCTAAACTCCGTGATTCAGGGAACCGCAGCTGATATGACTAAGTATGCAATGATTAAAGTTCACAATGACCCAGAACTCAAGAAACTTGGATTCCATTTAATGATTCCAGTACACGATGAGTTATTAGGTGAGATTCCTAAAGAAAACGCAAAACGAGGGGCGCAACGGTTGACGGAAGTTATGATTGAAGCCGCTAAGGATATTATTAGCTTGCCTATGAAATGTGACCCTAGTATCGTTGACCGTTGGTACGGACAGGAGATTGAATTATGATTGCTATTCTAACTTGCGGTAAAAGCAAACAACGTGTCCCAGCTAAAGCTATTGACATTTACATCGGTAATATATTTCAAAAGAAATTGGCTTATGTTAAAGCATTCTATCCAAACGTGGATATATATATATTGAGTGCTAAGTATGGAATTATTCCAGCAGATTTAGTCATTGAACCTTATGATAAAATGGTACCGTTTAGGGAAACCGATTTCTTTAGAGAGTGGAGTCAGATGGTCACTGAACAACTTCAGTCATTTGACAAGACCGAGGATATTGTCTTCTTAGGTAACCAACATTATTACAAGCCTATTGACAGTTACTTCGTAGGTCAAAAGCAGGTACCACTTCTTGGTTTAAAACCTGGTCAACAACTTGGGCGACTTACGGATGAACTGAACAAGTTACAAGATAAAAAGCAAAGGAAATTATTCTAATGAAAAAATTCTTAAACATTTATACAATCCTGTACCTCCTCGTAGGTATTTTAGGAACTCTAGTCACGGTATGGTTCTTACCTTTAACCGTAGGACCTCTCACTATACCGCCGTCAAGTTGGCTAATGGGATTTTCGTTCCTTCTAATTACACTTATTCAAGACCACTACGGGGATAAGGTATCCGGGAAAATGATTTGGATCCTTTTGGTTCTTACTGCGTTGCTATGTATTTCTTTGAACTATACCCTCATGCTAGTCCTAGCTAGTGGAATTGCGTTCGTAGTAGGTCAGTACGTTACTAAAGGTCTATATACCTTTGGGGTTCGACGTTCTGTAAGTTCCATGATGGGTTCAGTCGTGGATGTAGGGATTTGGGTATTCCTTGGACTAAGTCCATTGGGCGTCAATACTGTTCCATGGGAGCTATACTTCCAAGCAGTATTAGGTCAAGTCCTTGTTCAACTGATCCTACAAGGTATCGCCGGGCAAATCTATGATCATTATTTTGAGTAAGGACAGTCTTGTCCTTATTTTTTTAACTCAGTGGTAAACAAAATCGCTGAATTTGGTGTATAATAAAGTATAGAGATTTTACACTCGTTTGACCTCTATGAATAAAAATAAACGGAGGATACCATGAAGAAAGTGGTTTTATTAAGTGGAGGAGTTGACTCCACTACCTGTCTATCCTTAGCAGTAGCTAGATACGGTGCTCGCAATGTAACGGCATTGACCTTTCTATACGGACAGAAGCACGCTAATGAATTAGACAACGCACGAAATGTGGCGAAGTTCTTGGATGTAGAGCTAGTTGAAGCCTCAGTTTCTCCTGAGATCTTTAAAGGTTCGAACTCTACTTTGCTACAAGGTAACGGGGAAATTTCCCATAAGTCTTATGCAGAAATTATTGAACAGAACGGCGAAGGAACTGTTGATACCTATGTACCTTTTAGAAATGGACTTATGTTATCACAAGCCGCTGCGCTTGCGTACAGTCGCGGAGCAGATGAAGTTTGGTACGGTGCTCATAGTGATGACGCTGCTGGTTCTGCTTATCCAGATTGTACGCCGGAGTTTTACAAAGCAATGGACGAAGCTATCTATCAGGGAACAGGGCACAAGATTCATCTTTTAGCTCCATTGTTGAACCTAAATAAAGCACAAGTGGTAGCTGCTGGATTAAAAGTTGAAGCTCCTTACGAACTAACTAGATCATGTTACGAGGGACATGAAAAGGCGTGTGGTCTTTGTGCTACTTGTATTGACCGTTTGAACGCATTTAAAATCAACGGTATTGACGATCCTATTGAATATGAAGTAAGGGAGATTTGAAAAATGAAAGTATCTAAAACATTATCTTTTGACGCAGCTCATCAACTTGTAGGTCACTTCGGTAAATGTGCTAACCTGCATGGACATACCTACAAGGTAGAAATTTCTTTAGCGGGGGAAAATATCCAAGAAGGTTCAAGTCAGGGAATGGTCGTTGACTTCTACCACGTCAAACAGGTCGCAGGTAAGTTCATTGACCGTTTAGATCACGCTACCTTGCTACAAGGAAATGAACCAATCGCCCTAGCTAACGCCGTGGACACTAAGCGAGTTCTTTTTGGTTTTAGAACTACCGCCGAAAATATGTCCCGCTTCCTTACTTGGACACTTACGCAGCTCATGTGGAAGTATGCTCGTATTGATTCAATTAAACTATGGGAGACGCCAACAGGTTGCGCAGAGTGTACCTACTACGAAATCTTCACAGAAGAAGAAATCGAACTATACAAGAACGTGACCTTTATCAATAAGGACGGGGACAAGGAAGAAGTCATTACTGTCCGCGAAATTTTAGAGCAGGAGCAAGTCCATGGTTAATCAATACAACCAACCCGAAAGAGGTAAGATTAGAATCAATGTCCGCGATCCTGAAAAAATGCCTATCATGGAAGTCTTCGGTCCTACAATCCAAGGAGAAGGAATGGTTATAGGTCAAAAAACTATTTTCATTCGAACCGGTGGATGTGACTACCATTGCAACTGGTGCGATTCAGCATTCACTTGGAACGGTACGACCGAACCTGAGTACATCACAGGGGAAGAAGCAGCGAACCGAATTTTAAAACTTGCCTTCAACGAAAAGGGTGAACAAATCTGTAATCACGTTACGCTTACAGGTGGGAACCCTGCACTACTGAACGAACCTATGGCTCGTATGATTGATATCTTACGCGAAAAGGGGTTCAAGTTTGGACTAGAGACACAAGGAACAAGGTTCCAAGAGTGGTTCAAGTACGTCAGTGATATTACTATTAGTCCAAAACCACCATCAAGTGGTATGCGTACTAATATGAAAATCCTGGAGGCTATTGTGGACAGACTGAACGAGGAAGGACTAGACTGGTCCTTTAAGATCGTAATCTTCGACGATACAGATTTAGCTTACGCCCGCAATATGTTCGAAACCTTTAAGGACAAGCTACGTCCAGTGAACTATCTTTCAGTAGGGAACGCAAATGCCTACGAAGAAGGAAGTATCAGTGGCCGCTTATTGGAAAAACTTGGATGGTTATGGGACAAAGTTTATCAGGATCCTGCGTTCAATAACGTAAGACCTTTGCCGCAGCTACATACATTGGTATATGATAATAAAAGAGGAGTATAAAATGGAAATTCCAAAACTAGATAAAATGGGTAATGTATTAGGACGAGAGCATGGATTTGCTTCCCTAAAACCAACTGAAATTGTCGCACTTGACAACGCTGAAGCAGCTCTTCAAGGACTGTTCGAACTATTAGGTGAGGACGCAGAACGTGACGGACTACAAGATACTCCATTCCGTTTTGTAAAAGCACTAGCAGAGCACACCGTAGGGTATCGAGAAAACCCTAAACTACATTTAGAAAAGACCTTTGACGTGGATCATCAGGATCTTGTTCTTGTTAAGGATATCCCGTTCAATTCCCTTTGCGAACATCACTTGGCGCCGTTCGTCGGTAAGGTACATATCGCCTACATTCCAAGTGATAAGATCACTGGACTATCTAAGTTCGGTCGAGTTGTAGAGGGCTACGCTAAACGCCTACAAGTGCAAGAACGCTTGACACAAGAAATCGCTGACGCTATCCAGGAAGTTTTGAACCCTCAAGCGGTTGCAGTTATCATTGAAGCTGAACATACTTGTATGAGTGGACGTGGAATCAAGAAACACGGTGCGTCTACTGTGACTTCGACTATGCGTGGCCTATTTAAAGAAAACGCTTCTGCTCGAGCTGAACTTCTTCAGTTGATTAAGAAATAAAAGGAGTTCAGTATGCAAGCATTTAAACACAAAAAACTAGTCAGTGAACTTCAATTAGTTCTTACTTTGCTTTTTGTAGTTGCCTTGGTTGTAAGTAACATTATTACAAGTAAGCAGGTACTCCTTCCGTTTAACATTACAATGACCGGAGCCGTGTTTATCTTCCCTATCACTTACATCTTATCCGACCTTGTGTCAGAGGTGTACGGATATCGCTGGAGCCGTTTGACGTGCTATTTCGGTTTCGCTGCGAACCTCTTTGCCGCACTTGTCTTTAGTGCAGTTATCCAGAGTCCGGCGCCGGAATACTGGCAGAATCAGGAAGCATTCCAAACGGTGTTAGGAAGTACCCCTCGCGTGCTAGTAGCTTCACTTCTAGCGTTCGTTATAGGGGACTTCGTAAATGACCGTATCTTCGCTAAAATGAAACGTAAATACCCCGACTCAATTAAGGGATTTGGATCTCGTGCAATTTTTTCAAGTCTTATGGGAGAGCTAGTGGATAGTCTTGTGTTTCTACCGTTAGCCTTTTGGGGACTTATGCCGGTCCAGACACTAGTCATCATGACCCTTAGCCAAGTCGTTATTAAGACGGGGTACGAACTTGTCATCCTTCCATTTACAACGCTAGCCGTTAAGTTAGTGAGTAAGTACGAGAACAGAAAGGTCGAACATGAGTATTGATTTATATTTCGCAGGAGGTTGCGCAAGTCGTATAGAGGACTTCCTGTTATCTCATAACGCTAATCGATTGTTTACTCAGAAATACGAACGTAACACTACGGGAAGATTATGGTTCGAGTACGCAGACAACCATCCGGATTTTACCGGTAAGGTATTCGTGGATTCAAGTGCGTATGGTGCTTGGACAAGAAACGTGAACATTGATTTAGATGACTACATTGACTATCTAAACGAAAATGACGGCCGTTTTTCTGTCATTGCTTCACTTGACGTTATTCCCGGAGATAAGGGTCAATTTGCTACACGTCAACAGGTACTCGACGCAAGTGAACAATCGTGGAAAAATTACCTGTATATGTACGACAGAGTTTTAGACAAAGATAAAGTCATACCTGTTTTCCATATTGGAGAACCGTGGAGCTATTTAGAGAAAATCCTAGCGCACAGACATCCAGACGGATCTAAGATTCAATACATGGGACTTGGTGGTCTCGTAGGTGTTCATGGAAATGACCGAATGAAGTTTATGGCTCAGGTGTTCGAAATTATTAAGAAGAGTTCGAATCCAGAAATTAAGGTTCATGGATTTGGAGTAACGGCTTTGTCCTTACTTGAACAATTTCCATTCACTTCGGCTGACTCTACTTCAGCGGTTATTACGGGAGCGATGGGAAATATTATGACACCTTATGGTATTGTTAGCTTTGCTCGTAAGACTGGAGGAGCGGAGAGCTTCTATCGTTTGGGTAAACCTATACAGGAAAGTATCCTAAAACTGATTGAAGAGTCTGGACTAGGATTTACAATTGAAGAACTTGCTGAGAACTATATCGCACGCGAGTTGATCAACTGTCAATACTTACTGGATTGGGCTAAGTCTTACAAGTATACTCCACCGAAGCACAAACAGAATCGACTATTTTAGAAAAATTAGGACTTATGAAAAATAGGTCCTTTTCTTGTTTACAAAATCACTCAATTTGGTGTATATTAAAGTATAAACTAAAAACTAAAGGAGGCTCCCTATGAGCATGAAGTTTAAGACGCAAGACCTTATGGATGCGGTAGGTCAACTGAACCGCTTGTCCGCAAGTAAGCTACTTGAGATCACACGCTATTGGTATATCCAAGGCTATGATGGAGTAGTGACATTCACTGGATACGATGGTTCGAACTGGCTACGTTATACACTCGAAGCAGAAGGTGAGATTGACGTTATCATTAAGGCCGAGCAGTTTGGTAAATTAATTGAAAAGACTACCGTGGGCACCGTAACCCTCACACCGAAAGGCGAATATTTAGAAGTGAAAGGTAACGGGACTTATAAAGTCGATATCGTTACAGGGGACGAAGATTATCCATCATTTGACGACAAATTACCCGAGGAGCTGGACGAAGGTTCAGCAAAGCTACTCAAGTCTTCTTTGTTCTATAACGTAGCTAATGTCAATGACTCAGCGGTATCGAAAAGTAACGCAGATGGAGTTTATACCGGGTACTTACTTGACCACAAACAAGCAATCACCTCGGATATTATTAGAATTTGTTTAAACCCTATCCAAGACATCGGTACTAAGCTGCTTATTCCTGCACCTCTTATGCGCCTGCTTGCGTCCATTACGGAAGACAAGTTGTATCTGTGGACGTTCGATGATGAATATATTTATGTATCTACATCCACTATCGAAATCTATGGACGTGTCATGGAAGGTATGGAAGACTATCAAGATATGAGTATCATGGACGAGCAAGAGTTCGACGGTAAGGCTACGCTACCTACGGCAGAAATCCAAAGTATTTTGGAACGATTGACATTGTTCATGACGGCCTTTGATAAGGGTACTGTTCATTTAGATTTCGGTCCTAAACAACTTGCGATCATTACGACTAAAGGTTCAAAAGAATTAGTCACGTACACTAAACTAGAAGAGGGTACTGATTTCTCTTGTAACATCAATAGCCTACTACTTCGTGACATTTTAGCAACAGTTAGTGAAGACCATTTTGACATTTACTTTGGAAATGAAATCTGCCTCAAGATTGAAGCTAATGGAGTGGTCTACTACTTGGCTACACAAGAAGAAGGAGACGCTGAATGAGCAATAAACTGTCCCGCATAGCTAAAATGGTCGCAGCGGAAAAAGTGAATGAACCTGCAATCAATTTCGTGGACAAGTTTACTCATATTATCGAAAACACGCAAGAACCTTATACACCTTCCACCTACTACAAACCGAGTGGCGTGGGAGGTTGCTTGCGTAAAATGTACTTCGAACGTACTGGACAGGCCTTACAAGATAATGCAAGTTACAACCTCATTGCAATGGGGGAAGCAGGTACATTTAGACACGAAGTATTGCAGGAGTACATGGTACGCCTATCTAAAACGGATCCAGACTTTGAGTGGTTAGATGTAGCTGAATACTTGGAAGAAAATCCCGTAGAGGGTACAATCGTCGACAAAGACTTCGTCAAAAATGAGTATGAAACAAAATGTAAGAACGAACTGCTTCAGTTGTCGTTCCTATGTGATGGCCTTGTAAGATGGCAGGGTAAGACGTACATCATGGAGATTAAGACGGAGACGATGTTCAAGTTTAATAAACATACTGAACCCTATGAAGAACACAAAATGCAGGCCACTTGCTATGGTATGTGTTTAGGGGTAGATGACGTCTTATTCCTTTACGAGAACCGTGATAACTTTGAGAAAAAGGCTTACACCTACCATATCACTGACGCTATGAAGGAACAAGTATTGGACAAGCTAGTTACTTGTGAAGAGTATGTAGAACGTGGCGAAAGTCCTAAGATCTATTGCTCGTCTAATTATTGTCCGTATTGTAGAAAGGAAGGACGTAGCTTATGACCTATACTGGCAAAATGTTCGAAGAGGACTTCAAAAAGGGCGCAGAACTTTGCGACAAGGAAGCAAGGTTCTCACGTCTGTACGATACCACTAACGGCTTTAGAGGAGTCGCAAACCCTTGTGACTTTATCGCTGCGACAAAGTATGGAACAGTTTATGTTGAACTAAAAACTACGAAATCTAGCTCATTACCGTTTTCTAATATTAGTGAACATCAGTGGCAGGAACTATTCCTAGCTGACCAATGTAAGCATGCTTTAGGTGGTGTACTTGTTTACTTCTCCAAGCACGCTATGATGAAATGGTACCCTATGACAGATCTTACTCGTCTAAGAAATCTGGGACAAAAGAGTATCAATCCGTCAGTGGATACGGAAATTGGGTATTCTGTACCTTACTTTAAAAAGCGCACGAGGTTGACAATACCCGTTGAAAATGTTCTTAAAGCGTTCAAGGAACATTTAGCAGATAAGACTGATGGGTAAACCTAAATTACCTCGAATTGATATACGTCTTGACGAACTTGCAGAGGCTTCGAAGAACGCCGAAGATTATGGAGAAATTGTCAATGTCGTAGTTGACGAAGTAGTTCAAAAAGCTACTAAACCCTTGGACAAGGTAATGGAACAGATTCAGGAGCTTCTTTCGGACGTGCAATCCATGTCCACTGAGGATTTGAACTACTTTATAGCCTACTTACCAACTGTCATGTATTTCACTACAGATAGAGCAGAATTAGTAGGTATTAAGATGGACGCAAGTGCCGCAATCCGTCGCGAAAAATATGACGACCTATACACCTTTGCCGCAGGTAAGACAATCCCGGACAAAGAATCCGAGACTCGTAAACTAGTCATGAACGAGATTGTCATTGAAACGGCTTACAAACGCGCCTATAAAAAGGTTCAGTCTAAACTGGAGCAAGCTGATAAAGTATTAGCTTCACTAAAACGAGTTCACCAATTTAGACTTAATGATATCGAACTCACTCAATATAATTCTACAGGAGTAACACTACATGCAAAAAGAAATCGCCGTAAAGATGATTGACCCTAAACTAGACCGACTTAAATTTACAGGAGATTGGGTCGATGTACGTATTAGTTCAATCACTGCTATCGATGCTAATAAGGAACAGGTTTCAAACTGTCGAACAGTTCTTCAAAGGTCGCAAGTCCTAACTATTAAAGCAGGTGAAAGCATTAAGATTGCGCATGGATTTGCTTTAGAGCTACCTAAGGGACACGAAGCTATTCTTCACCCTCGTTCAAGTTTGTTTAAAAAGACTGGACTAGTCTTTGTCTCAAGTGGAGTCATTGACGAGGGGTACAAAGGGGATACAGATGAATGGTTCTCAGTATGGTACGCAACACGTGACACTGAACTATTTTATGATCAGCGAATTGCTCAGTTTCGTATTCAAGAAAAACAACCCTTACTGAAGTTTAAATTTGTAGATTCATTAGGGAATGTTGACCGCGGCGGGCATGGAAGTACAGGAGATTTCTAATGAAACTTGAACAGATTATGCAAGATTGGAATAAGGACTCCAAGGCGCTTGTAGCTGTTCATGGATTAGAGAGGGAAAACCTACCGAGGATTCCCTTTTCTACTCCTATTATGAACTTTCAAACCTATGGAGGACTTCCTCGTAAACGTGTCATTGAGTTCTTTGGTCCGGAGTCAAGTGGTAAAACCACGTCAGCTTTAGACATTGTAAAGAATGCGCAGTACATTTTCCAGGAGGAGTGGGAACAGTTGCAGGAGGAGTTGAACGCTCAACTTGAGGAACTCCAGAACGCAAAAGGTTCGAACAAGACTAAAATCAAGGAAATCCAAATGCGCTTGGACGCTCATAAGGAACCATTGAAAATTGTATACCTGGATTTAGAAAATACCCTTGACACTGATTGGGCTAAGAAATTAGGCGTTGACGTGGATAACCTTTGGATTGTACGTCCGGAACATAACTCCGCAGAAGAGATCCTTCAGTATGTCATTGATATGTACGATACTGGAGAAGTCGGACTTATTGTTTTAGATTCACTTCCTTACATGGTCAGTCAAAACCTATTGGACGAGGAGCTTACTAAAAAGGCGTACGCTGGTATTTCTGCGCCATTGACGGAGTTCAGCCGAAAAGTAACGCCTTACCTAACTAAGTACAATGCTATTTTCTTAGGTATTAACCAAATCCGTGAAGACTTGAATAGTATGTATTCGACATACTCCACGCCGGGCGGTAAGATGTGGAAGCATGCTTGCGCCGTGCGTATTAAGTTCCGCAAAGGTGACTTCATTGACGAAAAGGGTGAAAAGGTGAACCGTTCTGCTCGTAATCCGGCAGGTAACATGGTTGAAGCCTTTGTCGAAAAAACCAAGGCATTTAAACCGGATAGAAAGCTAGTTCAGTACACCCTGTCCTATCACGAGGGTATTCAAGTCGAAAGTGACCTTGTAGACGTAGCTATCGAATATGGCTTCGTAAACAAGACAGGAGCTTGGTTCAGTATTGTAGACCCAGACACAGGTGAGATCCTCGAGGACGAAAATGGGGACGACCTCAAGTTCCAAGGTAAGTCTAAAATAGTTCAGCGATTACGGGAAGATGACCAAGTCTTTGATGACCTAATGACTTGCGTACACGAAGCTATCTCTTACGAGGAGCAATAGCATGACTCAACGAACATTATTTTCGCGACCTAGTGGACCTAAGGTTTCCAAGCCTATCAAACGCAGACCTAAGGTTCAACTAGACCGCGAGATACTTGAACTAATCAATAGACGTCAACGGCAGATATTAGTTCATTCGAATCTTTACTATCGACAAAACGTCAATCTTATTACAGACGCGCAGTATGATAGATGGAGTCACGAGCTTTACGACTTAATACAAGCGCACCCAAATGAATTTAGAGAATCTGTATGGTACGAAGCTTTTCGAACATTTGATGGTAATACAGGTATGGGACTACCTTATACAGATCCATGGGTAGAGGGAACCGCTAATCACTTATTGAAAATTTCAGGAGGACAACCAACTTGATCAATTTAGCTAACAGGTACAGACCTAAACAATTCTCCGACGTAGTAGGACAAGACTACGTCAAGGAAATTCTTATCAACCAACTAGAGACCGGGGAGATTAAACACGCTTATCTCTTCTGTGGAGGAGCTGGAACAGGTAAGACTACCTCAGCTCGTATCTTCGCAAAAGACGTGAACAAGGGACAAGGTACGCCAATTGAGATTGACGCTGCGTCTAATAATGGCGTGGAGAATGTTCGCGATATTATCGAAGACAGTAAGTTTAAATCTTTAGACAGTCAGTACAAGGTTTACATCATCGACGAGGTTCATATGCTTTCAACTGGAGCTTTTAATGCTCTATTAAAAACACTTGAGGAACCTCCTGCGGGTACTATCTTCATCCTATGCACTACGGATCCTCAAAAGATACCTGGAACGATTATGTCCCGGGTTCAGCGATTTGACTTCACTCGTATTCCTAATGAGGATATCGTTCACCAACTTGCCTACATTTTAGAAGCCGAATGTGAACAAGGTGCGCCGTATAGTTGGGACACTGAGGCTCTTGCGTTCATTGGTAAGCTAGCTAATGGAGGAATGCGTGATGCTATTACACGCTTAGAAAAAGTCCTGGACTATACTATGGACATCACTGTTGAAGAAGTAGCTAACGCCTTAGGTACGCCAGACTATGAGACCTTTGTAGCCTTAACTGATACCATTCTTTCGAACGATACCGAAGCAGCATTGCGCACGCTAGATGACTTCTTTATGTCCGGTAAAGACTTAAAACTAACTATGCGCAACTATACTGACTTCCTTGTCGATGTCTGTAAGTACGTCCTTACGAAAGACATTTCGTTCACTTCTCTGCCAAATCATTTAGGTCCAGACTTAGCACGTTTTCAACATTCTGTGGACTACTCACTTCTCTTGTGGATGCTGGAGGAAATGAACAGATTGAACTCCGTGATTAAATGGGAACCAAATGCTAAACCTATTATCGAGGCTCAAATCCTACTAATGACGCAGGAGGACTAACATGGTCGATTTTATTGGACAACGTAAGGCCAAAGAATTTGTCAAGCAAAGAAAGTACCTTCCTAATTCAATGGTCATTGTAGGTGCTAAAAAGTCGGGTAAACGTACATTCGCTAGATACGTCGCCCAAGAATTAGGGTACGATTGTATCTTCATTGAAAACAAAGTAGACGATATTAGAGACATGATTGAACTAAGCTCTAGTCTTGCTCAACCTACTTTGTTCGTCGTCCAGGTTGCAGGTATGTCTATAGGAGCTAAAAATAGTCTCCTAAAAGTAACAGAGGAGCCACCTAAGAACGTTCATATATGCATGCTGGCTTATACCGAAGGAGATGTTTTGGATACGCTTATTTCGCGCTCTTGGGTTGTTACCTTGCTACCTTATTCAACGGACGAGGTATCGCATTATTTAGAGCGCTTTGTGAAATCTAGTAAGGACATCCTAAAGATGGCTCCAATGTTCAGTAGTCCTGGACAAGTTCAATATCTTGTTCAAAACCACGGCAAAGAGGGACTAGCCTTGTACTTGGAAAAAGTTCAGTTCTTCTACGACAATATTTTCGAAGCCTCGTCTAGTAACGCATTGAAGATGGTCGATTGGTTCAAACTGAAAGACACGGACACCCGGGAAGATACCTTAATCCCTGAACTATTTTTAGAAATTGCGATGAACTATATTGGCTTTGAAAATCGCAAGATCCAAGATACCGAAGTTCTGTTAGCCAATTATGGTCTCCTTCAACTCGTCGCTAAGTGTTTGGGTACCGTGTCGACTAAAGGAAAAAATAAACTATTCGCATTGAACAAGCTCGTAAAGGAGGTCCAAGAAATTGGTTAATTTAATGGAGTTTATGACTCATATTAAGGAAGACAGGTTACTTCCGTTCTACATTTTTACCGGTGAAGAAATTGGACTAATGAACGTCTATTTAGCTAAAATGAAAACGCCTGTCAAACGCGAGTCAAGTGTAGCCTCTATTCTACGTCCATTGACTCAACGTTCTATCGTAGCAAATGACAAGGTCTTTGCGGTACGGGACGATAAGGACTTCCTGTCTACTGAATCGCGCTGGAAGTCTTTAGAGGACATTAAATACGGGACTTTGATCCTGCTCTACACTAAGATCGATGGGCGCAGTAAATTTCTAAAACAGTTCAGTGACCATGTCGTTCAGTTTGACCGAATGACTACTACCCAACTAATGAACCATTTTTCCAAAAAGTTCAAAGTCCCTGCAAACCTACTGGAGCAAGTTATTGAACTATGTGACCGCGATTACTCCCGTATTGAAAATGAACTGGACAAAATTAGTAGGGTTCAATTACCTACCGAGGAAGCCGTGGACTCCCTTATTCACAAGGATTTACAATTTGAAGTCTTTGAGGCCGTGGATAGTGTTATTAGGTACGAACCTCAACGAGCCTTTGAATATGTTCAAACACTTATCGCAACGCAAGACAATGTCCTTGGGTTCCTAACCCTGCTCTACAATAACTTCGCCGCAGCTAGTCGAATTTTAGGTACGGAAAACGCTAAAGAGTCGACAGTAAATGTGAAGCAATTTACAATCAATAAAATCAAATCGAACTTTAATTACTCACTTGATTCAGCGTTCGAGGGTATGACCATTATCGGTGATATTGTCGAAGGTATTAAAACCGGGCTCTATACAGATGTTGTCGGTGTTCAAATTTGTTTATTAAAAATTTTCAACTTGTCGTAAACAAAATCAAGGAATTTGGTGTATATTACATTAAACAATTGAAGGAGGTACGCATGTCGAACAAATCACCCACGGCACGAATTTTATTAGCAGGAAATTTAGGTTACTTAGAGAACCTAATCACTCAGTACGGAGGAACTACTCCTATCGAACAAATCTATCAAAAAGAAAAGGAAAAACATAATGACAAACGTTAAACGATTCAAAAAAATTGTAACTGAAAATATCGAACGTGACGGTATTGAAAACCTAATGGAGTGGTTGGAACATGAGACCGACTTCTTCACTGCGCCAGCTAGCACTCGCTATCATGGATCTTATGAAGGCGGCTTGTTTGAACACTCATTGAACGTCTATGATCGCTTGGTATGGGAAATGGAAAATACAGTCGGCGCAGGTTGGCAAGAAATTTATAGCCCTGAGTCCATTGCTATTATCGCTTTGTTCCACGACCTATGCAAAATCGACCGCTATGTTATTACCGAAAAATGGCGCAAGGACGAAAATGGAGATTGGGAAGCTTATGAGGCTTACGAGTACAATAAGGAAAAAGCCGAAATGGGACATGGAGCTCAATCAGTGTTCTACCTACAGAAGTTCATTCAATTGACCGAATTGGAGGCGCAAGCTATTTTCTGGCATATGGGAGCCTATGATCTTAGTCCCTACGCTTCATTAGCCGCATGCAGTGAAACGTTCAAATGGAACCCTCTTGCGTTCCTAACTCACCGCGCGGACATGGCTGCGACTTACGTCACAGAGAATGAAGCATTCGTTTACGGCGAAGGTACGGACGAAGAAGAAGTGAAGGTAGAAGAAGAAAAACCAGCTAAGAAGACTGCACGTCGTGGACGTAAAACAGTCGAAAAAGATCCAGACCCTGTTGACGAGGACGAAGAGCAGGAAGAGGAAAAACCTAAACCAACTCGACGTCGTCGCAAAAAGGAAGAACCTAAGGAAGAGCCTGAAGTGAACGAAGATGACGCCGAGGACGAGGAAGAAGATCCAAAACCTACTCGCATTACACGTCGCAAAAAGACTGCTCCTAAGGATGAACCTAAAGAAGACGCTGACACGCAAGATGATGACGTAGAGGAAAAACCTAAGTCAAGTATTAGAATGCCTCGCAAAGGAGCACGCGCAGCGGCAAAACCTGCTGAACCAAAAACCTACTACTTCTACAACCCGGAAGATGATTACTACTACAAGAAGGACGAAAATGAGCCGGACGATCCAAGTGACATCCTTGTTGATGAAGAAGAGTACCTCAATGCTATGTGTCCAGTATTAGAAGAAGACTTCTTCTATGTATTGGACGGAAAAGCTAATGTATTGCGCAAGGGTGAACGCTTGCCGGAAGAGTACGATGAAGAGACTTGGGAACCAATTACCGAAGACGAGTACGAAGAAATGGTAAATCCACCTAAAAAGACTTCCGTCCGTGCTTCGCGTAAAAAACCAACACCTTCAAAACGCCCACGTCCATAAAGGAGGACTGAACCATGTGTAAAGAATGCAAAGACTATCGTACCAAAAAATTTGGCGCTCGCATTGGTGGCAAAGGTCACGAAGCAATCGAAGTCAAATTTACATTAGGGGAGCTTGAAGATATCACTGAAGCTATCACCGAACGTGCTATGAAGACTAAGGATCCCGAAAATCTCAAACTTGTAGCTTGCTTCGCCCTAGCTTCTAGTCGACTTATGAACGCTCATAAAGAGACTACTATCGCTGAAGGAAAATATAAAGGGTTCCGTGATGCTATCCAAGACATCATAGACCGAAACGATCCTGCGACTGCTTTGGAAGACCTAAAGGATGTAGTTGCTAGTAATCAAAAGGTCGACAAATTACTGAACGATTTACAAGAGATTGGAATTTTGTAATGGAAAGAATAAAGACGCTATTTCATGTGATTTACGCTAACGGTACTCATTTAGAAGTGGCAGCTTTATTCGACACCATTGACGATTACGATGATACGGTCGAGGCGATTGAGGGTTACATTGATAACCCTCAACTTTATGACCAAAGGTGTCTACGACTGACGCCTTACAACGCAGACATCAATGGTGACGTTATTGCTACCGACATTGTACTTCGATTAGACGATATTATATATGTTGAAGCCGCTTGTGAAACAATTAAGTATGAGGAACCTATAGCATGAACGAACGACGCAGACAAATGAACCAACGTATCCTCGACCTAAGAGGAGACTACACAAAAGCACGCGCCCGCATCAATTGGTTATTAGCTAATGACGACAAGGGCGAAGAGTTCGAACAACTTGAACAGTTCGTAGGGTACATCGACACGCTTGTCGAGTGCTTCCCGGAGAATCAACGTATGATCATTCGATTATGTATCCTGGACGATATTCCACTAAGCAAAGCGGCAATTGACATTGGGTACCATTATACTTGGGTACATGCCTTGCGGGATAAAACGGTACAGGCTTTGGAGGAAGTCCTAGCCGGTGATAACATTATTAGATCTAAACTAGGTCTACAAGTGAAGGAGAAATTAAATGACCTTTATAATCAAAATCATGTTAATTAGTATATTCGTCCTATCGGCATTTTGCCTAACAAGCTCCATGATATACCTCGTAGTAGGTAAGCAGGAAGATGGACGGAGTGCTACCTCGTTGTTTCTAGGCTCTGTCGTTAGCTCTGTCGCGTTTTACGGGACTCTGGCGATACTTGTATACCTGCCATGAAAAACACGCGCAAAATCGCTATACCGACGCGCAGAGCGAGCGCACGTCAGGAGAAAAAAGTAGCTCGGCAATTAGGAGGCAAAGTGCAGCCTAATTCCGGAGCTACGGATTATTATAAAGGGGACGTCATTACGGACGACATGCTTATCGAATGTAAAACCGTAATGAAGCCTCAAAAAACTGTAAGCCTAAAAAAGGAATGGTTCGATAAAAATGAACAAGAGCGGTTCGCTGCTAAAAAAGATTACTGCGCATTAGTGTTCGACTACGGAGACAATGGTGAACAGTATATAGCAATGACCTTGCGACAGTTCAATCGAATGATGGAGGATAAAAATGCGTAAAGTGTATAGTATAACGCCAGACGGGACAGTAGGTATAGGTGATACTTGCTACCCTACACGTGATTATATCGACGTGACAGGATTGGATCCTATTGTATTGAATACGGCGCTCGAGCTCATGTCTCGTAGTGTTGTAGGTGTAAGCAAGTACGGAACTACATTAGCTGAAAACAATAAGGATGACTTCCTGCAGCACGCTAAAGAGGAGGCGCTGGATCTAGCGAACTACCTAACTAAGTTACAATCGCAAAAATAAAAGACCTAAATCAATAGGTCTTTTTACTTTCCTAGATACGCAAGTGATTGACTTTGAAGTTCCGCTAGGAAGTCACCAAAGGATAATCCTCTGTACGCAAGTTCCTTTTTGGTGTAGGAGCTTACTAGTCGGGCTAGTAAGCAGTCATAAAAGTCTGGATCCTTTGTGTTTGTAATTCCAATGAAATTAAGTATGTCCTCGGGTAGTATATTAAAACGGTCTTCGTTCATTTTACTACCTCCACTAGGTTAATTTTAAGTCCCTCGTTATCGTAATACCAAACACGTTCATCTCTAAGACATTTCAATTGAACGTATTTACGACCTTGTTTTCCAACTACTTCGAACTCAGTTCCGTATCTATCTACTACCTTTGTCCCTTCCTTTAGGTCTTTCACTTTAGGTACAATAGTATAGCTTTCGATTTTCAAACCTTTGACATCGCCGTACGCTTGATTGAATAAAACAATGTAACCTTCAATAGCTACTTCTGGGTCATCTTTGTATTCTACTTGTTGGTAAAAGAAACCATTATCTTCTACGTTAAATCTTACTTCGACTGTTTTCATTTTGTTTACCTCTTTGTATTTCTTATTTACTAAACAATACGCAGAGTCTTTAGGTCCTCCTAAGACCCTGCGTTTATTTTCTTATGTCTTACCCGATAAAATCAATTAGTGAGCTATATCCTTTGTCATGCCATTTTACTACACCTTGTTCAATCAAGTATTCTTTAGCATTTACTAAAGTAGCTTTGATTTCTGTACTTAGTAGTGAAGTTGAACTTCCCCAGCTAATGGTACGAGACTTACCGTTTTCAAAGAACAATTTAGCGAATTGAGTGAGATCGTGTGTACCTTTGAAAAATGTAATTTGAGTAATTGAACTTGGACTAAATTCTACCATTACGTTAATTACCATTTCGTCGTTGTCTACCATATTGAATTTGAACATTTTATGTTCCTCCTTTTGTGTACTTCTTATTTACAATTATATTGTAACATATTACCCGGTAATACGCAACCCTTTTGTTCAAAAAAGTTCGAAAAATTTTCAAAAAAAAATAAGGCCGTGAGACCCTATTCTTTTGTAAGCTGCTCGTAAGCGTAGTTAATTAGCTCTTCACGGGAAAACTGAAACGCCTTACCATTTAAACAGACAACAGGTAACAACGTTCCGTCCGTACCTATAGAGCCTTGTCCTTTGTCAGTCAAAAGGTACTCCCTTTGATTAGCTAGTAATGTAATATCCTTTTGATCTTTAATTGTCCCAAGCATTTACATCACCTACCTTTCTTACCTTAGTACCGCAGTCCAAGCATCGCCAATATTGACCGCTAGGGACAGGCGTAAGGTTGTCACTAATTTGTTCGCCAGTTTGCGTCATAATGAACGTACCTGCGTATTTAAAGGTTCGACCGATATAAGTCGAATTACATTTTGGACATCGCATAGTTGAAGCCTCCTTTACATTTTTATATAGTTCAATACACTTGTCATCTTTAAAGGCCTCACCTTCATTGTAGATTAGACCTTGCGGTAGATCCTGCACGTCCGTGCCGTCGTCTAATAAATCGCCGATAGTATGACAGTAAGCAGTCAGTACAGTGAACAAGCCGGGCGCGTGTTCCTTTTTGATTTGAACCTCCGTACACGTCATCCAACGCTGCGGAGTTTTGGTAAATATTCGAATACCCTTGTCATAACTTTGATTAGGGTCAATAGTCCCAAGTAAGCGCAAAATGGTACCATTTAACGTCATATCCAAATACACTTGAAATGAGTCCGTGTCCGCTAAGTATTTACAAGTAACCTTACGGTAAATAATTTTAGGTACTTTTCGAACCACTGTCGCTATATTAGGTCGAAACTTCTTACCTTGCTTTGGTTTGTGTTTTTTGTTCTTACCCATAGCCTACTCCTTCACCGTCTTGGCTAACATTCTTTGGTACCGAACGTTCTCACTAGGTGTGTTATGTATAGACTCCAAACGCTTGTCTAAACGATTGACTTCGACTTGTAATTGACTAACTTGCACGCGCAGCATTGCGATATTACAAACAAGCGCAGCGAAAAGGAGGACACCTCCCAACGCTACGGCTACTCTAAATTTATTGATCTTACGCATAATAATCCTCCTTAACTTAAAGACGTAAATCGCTGAAGTAGTTCGTCCGCATGTTGCATACATGCTGAACTATTGAACTTGCTAGATAGATGCTGGTAGTATAATGCTTCTATCCAGCAATGTTGACGCTCCATCTCAGTAGCACGTTCCCCGAAATTGACAGGAGTGAACTCCGCTTTTCTATCAAAAATAACCATCTTATTTTCCTCCTAATATAATCCACTTTGGTCGACAAATTCCTGCAACCATTTTAGTACCTTTAGCAATAACTTAGCAAACAATCGAACGATGAACATTTTATGCCTCCTTTGTATACTTTTCGAAAATCGGTAGAGCAGGTTCCGCAAGACGTTTGCGTTTCTGTGTCAAAGGACCGTTGCGTTTACTTCTTAGGGTTCTTCGAACGTCCGCTAGTGTACGCATCCCATGACCTGCGGCATTATTTAAAATAGTAGCTTCTTCTTTAGTCATTTGAATGTAACACAAAGTATCTACATCAACTGTAAATCCTGCTAAAGGTAGGCACAAAGGAACACAACCTTCGCCAATTGAAGGAATGTTCCAAATGCGATAATCCCCTTGAATACGTTTAACTTCTTTGAATGTATGTCGTTCAGTTTTAATTGTGTTCATTTGTTTTAACCTCTTGTAAATATCTGAATGCTAGTCAAATCTAGGCGCTCTGCGGGAACGTCTTGATCGTAAGTGAAACATTTAACGCTATCTAATTGAAGCAAGTTTTTAAAGATAGCTTCATTGTGATCGAACGATTCAGTGACTTCGTCCTCGTTGAACTCTACCGGGATAACGGCTACTTGGGTTTCGCCTCGTAACGCTATAAACCCGGCAGCAGCTTTCGCAGAATCGGCAAAGTATACCCCGTCATAATTCTTCTTAATGCCGTCTAAAGTAATATCCGCTAAATTACGGTAAGGAGTTGCGTGATATAAAATCATTTTACTACCTCCACTTTTTCAACCAATAGTGATTCGTTATCGTAGAACCAAATGCGTCCATCGCTAAGACGTTCTAGGCTTACCCATTTACGACCTTTACGGTCAGTTACTTTAAATTCAGTACCTTTTGCGTTTACAACGTTCATTCCTACTTTTAGGTCTTTAACTTTTACCATTTTGTTTACCTCTGTTTTCTTTTGTATTTCTTATTTACAATTACATTGTAACATATTACCGGGTAATACGCAACCCGTTTGCTCGAAAAAATTGAACTTTTTTTTTATTTTTTTTTGAAAGTCGCAATAAATAACACCACGGAAAAGACATCAAAACGGGCTAAAAACTGCGAAAACTGCGCGAAAAGTATTTATCTACCTACTAATTAGCTACCAAAAACAAAATCGCGCAAAACCTTTATACACCAATAAAAAACAAATGCGCGCAAAATATATCTTTCGAACTATATCAAATTAAAACCTTTACTAATACTATATTTAATAGGAAAACAGATACTAGATATTAGACAAGAGATCTATAGCCGGAAGGATAAAAAGAGACAAGGTTATATAGAAAAGGGACTTCTACAAACCAAAAAATAAAATCCTGTAAAATAAGTAATATCAAGGGTCTACAGGATCCAAGGTGTATTAGAAAACAGAACTGAACGATAGTTCGAAAACACTGAACCATTGAAAACTGAACCATAATTCGAAAGTTCGAAAACATGGTTCAATAGTTCGAAAGTCAGTAGTTCGGAAAGTTCAATTGTTCGAAAGTTCGAAAATAAAAGTTCAGAAGTTCGAAAATCTGCGGGACAAAAAGTTCGGGAAATTTAGACCAAAACTGCGAAAATCTTAATTGATAAAACTGAACGATAATTTCTCTATCTTTGTATTGTCAACGAGCCTTTGATCCCTTGGACTTTTTAGTGTATAATGTTATTGACTTTAAATAAGAAGGAGGATGTTTTATGGGTACTAAAGAAGGACCTAAAACTAAGAAACCTGTATCGCGTAAGAAGAGAGGTCGTAAACCTGTCAAGCAGCAGGCGCGTGTTGATTTAGACGAGGTTATTGAGTTCGATTATAAAGGGATAAAATTGTCCAAACAAGAACGCAATGAACGTATGAAGCTAGAGTTTATTAGGGGCATGGATGTCACGGAAATTGCTCACCGTTATGGCGTGTCAAAGACTACCGTAGAGATCTTGCGCTCAAAAGGTAAATGGGTCAAACTGAAAAAACAGTTTGAGGACGAAAAGGCTTTGGTTACTAATGACACTTTGACCCAAATGTATGCCGGGTTCAAAGTCACCGTGAACGTCAAATACCATGCCGCTTGGGAAAAGCTAATGTCCATTATAGAAATGGCCTTGGATAATCCGGACAAGTATCTAATGGATAAAAAGGGACAAATTAGATGGGGAGCTTTGGACATTTTGTCGAACATTATAGACCGCGCACAAGCCGGACAAGAACGCGCAAACGGTATGATCCCGGCAGAAGTTCAATATCGTCTACAGATTGAACGGGAGAAGATTACCTTACTGCGAGCTAAGATGGGAGAGGGTGACGGTACAGAAGAGGTAAGAGACAACTTTGTTCAAGCACTAGATGAAGCAGCTAAATCAGTTTGGAAAACATTTAGCGAAGAAACTGGATCCTATCTAAAAGGAGTAACAGACAATGGTAATGAGTCTCAGGAATAAAATACCTAAATTCAACTTTGTACCTTTTAGTAAGAAGCAGCTTCAACTCCTTACTTGGTGGACAGATAATTCACCCTATAAAGACTTCGACATTGTCATCGCCGATGGTTCAATCCGTTCGGGTAAGACTGTATCCATGGCCTTGTCTTTTACATTGTGGGCTATGACTTCGTTCAATGGACAGAACTTTGCTATCTGCGGTAAGACGATTCACTCAGCTCGCCGTAACGTTATTCAGCCACTCAAGCAAATGCTGGTCAGTCGCGGTTATGAAATCAAAGATGTGCGCAATGAAAATCTAATCATTATTAGATACATGGATAAAGGAAAAGAAATAGTCAATTACTTCTACATCTTTGGAGGTAAAGACGAAAGCTCACAAGACCTAATCCAAGGGGTAACACTTGCCGGTATCTTCTGTGACGAGGTAGCGCTCATGCCTGAATCATTTGTCAATCAAGCTACTGGTCGATGTTCCGTAGAAGGTTCGAAAATGTGGTTCAGTTGTAACCCGGGAAATCCTAATCACTATTTCAAAAAGAACTGGATCGACAAACAAATCGAAAAGCGTATCCTATACCTCCATTTTACAATGGAAGACAATCCAAGCCTCAGTGAACACGTTAAAGAGCGCTATTCTAAAATGTATGCGGGCGTCTTCCGTAAGCGGTTCATTTTAGGTCTTTGGGTTACTGCGGATGGTCTAGTCTATTCCATGTTTAACGAGGAGCAGCATGTTCGAACCTTAGACATAGAGTTCGATCGATTGTTCGTCGCAGGAGACTTTGGTATCTATAACGCAACGACCTTTGGTCTTTATGGCTTTTCGAAGCGCCGAAAAAGGTATCATTTAATTCAGTCTTACTACCATTCAGGTAGGGAAGCAGAGGAGCAGCTTACTGAAGCGGATGTTCATTCGAATGTTCAGTTCGGGTCTATACTTCAAAAGACTACTAAAGAGTACGCGAACGATTTAGTGAACATGATACGAGGGATGCAAATTGAATACATCATACTTGACCCTTCAGCGTCCGCAATGATTGTTGAACTACAAAAACATCCTTATATAGTAAGAAAGAATATTCCTATTATACCTGCACGAAATGACGTCACTTTAGGTATTTCCTTCCACGCCGAACTATTGACGGAAGGGCGCTTTACAATAGACCCAAGTAACACGCACGACATAGACGAGTATTATTCTTATAGCTGGGACACTAAGGCTAGTCAAGTCGGCAAAGACCAAGTCATTAAAGAGAATGACCACTGTATGGACCGTAATCGCTATGCGTGTTTAACGGACGCGATTATCAATGACGACTTTGGTTTCGAAATTCAAGTCTTATCAGGTAAAGGTGCACGATAAAGACAGTAAACAATATTAGATAAAATGGTGTATAATACATTATATAGGAGGTAAACTACATGGCTAAGAAATCAAAAGCTATTTCTCACACCGACGAGCTGGTCAGTCAATCCTTTGATAGTCCACTCGCACAGAATCAAAAGTTCAAAAAGGAACTACAAGAGGTTGAAAAGTATTATCAATACTTCGACGGTTTTGATGTAACAGACTTGAACGCAGACTATGGTCAAACGTGGAAGATAAAAGAAGATGCGCTTGACTACACACCTACACGGGAGATCCGTAACTACATTCGTTCCCTTATTAAGAAGCAAGCTCGCTTTATGATGGGAACTGAACCTGAACTTATTTTCAGTCCTATTGTAGACAAGGAAGACGATAAGGCTGAGAACAAGCGTATCCTATTCGACCATATTTTAGGTCACGCTAAATTCTGGAGCAAATGTAAACGAGCTTTGGTAGATGCGACAGTAGGTAAACGAGTTCTATTGTCTGTTATTGCTAACCCGGGAGAACCTGTAGATGTTCAGTTCTACTCCATGCCTCAATTCTCTTACATCGTAGACCCTAAAGATCCATCACGTCTATTGTCCGTTGACATTGTGTATCAGGACGAGCGTACCAAAGGAATGTCTACTGAAAAACAATTATGGCATCACTACCGCTATGAAATGAAGTCAGGAAGTTCAAATTCTGGAATCACGACTGCTTTAGATGACGTAGAAGAACAATGCTGGTTGACCTACACGCTAACAGATGGAACTTCGAACCAAATCTACATGACAGAAGACGGACAAACTACAATCAAGGAAAAGGACGCTAAACTAATTGAGATTGAAGACAATTTAGGTAATAAAGTTCAAGTTCCATTAAAGGTTCAAGATTCGGCGCCGACTGGATTAAGTCAAATCCCTTGTAAAGTCATTTTAAATGAACCACTTACTAATGACGTATACGGGACAAGTGATGTTAAAGACTTGATCACTATCGCGAACAACACAAACCGAACTATCTCGGACATGCGTGACTCTTTGCGGTTCAAAATGTTCGAACAACCTGTCATCATTGATGGATCTTCTAAATCTATCCAGGGAATGAAGATTGCTCCTAATGCTCTTGTTGACATTAAGAGTGACCCTACGTCCTCAATCGGCGGTGCAGGAGGTAAGCAAGCGCAAGTGACTACCATCTCAGGTAACTTCAACTTCCTACCTACTGCGCAATACTATTTAGACGGAGCTAAAAAAGCCATGTATGAACTTATGGACCAACCCTTACCCGAAAAGGTACAGGATGCGCCGTCTGGGATTGCAATGCAATATCTATTCTATGATCTAATGAGTAAGTGTGACGACAAGTGGGCAGAATGGGACGATGCTATTCAGTGGTTAATTGAATTATTAGAAGAAATTCTAAGTAAGATATCAGTTGACCTAGGTATCCTACCGCAAGACATTCAGTCAAGTTATCAGACACTTACAACGCTAACAATTGAACACCGTTATCCATTACCAAGTGACGAACTTTCTGCTAAACAGACTGCACTTACTGAAGTACAGACCAACGTTCGAAGTCACCAATCTTACATTGAAGAGTTCAGTAAGAAAGAAAAGGCAGACAAAGAGTGGGAACGTGTATTGCAGGAACTTGCGCAGCTTGATGAAATTTCTGCCGGCGCTTTACCTGTATTAGCAGAAGAACTAAATGAACAAGAGGTACCTCAAGATGAAGAACAACAAAAAGAAACAAATGAAGAACCAAGTACGCCAGAACAACAAGAGCAACAAACCCAAGATCGAATCTAAAACGGTCTTTGACGTAAACTGCGACCATTGTGAACATAAATTCGAATTATCTTCTAAGCAGATTATCTCCAAGCATATCGAAAAGGGCGTCGAGTGGAGGTTCTTTGAATGTCCTAAGTGTCATTATAGGTTCACTACTTATGTCGGCGATAAAGAGGTCGAAAAACTAATTCGATTTAGAAATGAATGTCGTTCAAAGATGAAAAAGGAATTAGCTAAAGGTGCAGCAATGAACCAAAACCTTTACCACGATTATCGAATGAAGGACGAAGACGCTGGACATAAGATTTCAGGCCTTACCGCAAAATTGAAAAAGGAGCTGAACATTGAGCAAAGAGAAAAGGAATGGGTATCTCAGTAGCTGGGAAAAGGCTATACACGAGACCAACATTAAATTGACCCTTGAACAAGAGGAAGCTATTCTAAAAGCATTCAATGACGCAGGGTCGGACCTAATTGAAAAGATTAGAAAATCCCGTAACGGCTATTTACCTAAACGAGTCTACAAGGACTACGCTTATGACTTGCATAAGGTATTGGTTCATGTTATGCACGAGTATTCCGAAAAAGCGGCAGAGAACGCCGTGGATGGACAAGTTCTACACTTACTGAACATTTTAGGTGAGGACGGAAATGCTACTGCTAAATATTTCGAAAAGGATGTACGAGCAGCATCGTTAGTCTTTTCTCGTAAAGCAGCTGAAGCGGTTACTAAGGGTGAAATCTATAAGGACGGTAAGAACCTGTCTAAACGAGTATGGTCTAGTGCGGCACGCGCAGGAAATGACGTTCAACAGATAGTCACACAAGGTCTAGCAAGTGGTATGTCTGCGGTCGACATGGCCAAGATGCTAGAACAGTACATTGATCCAAAAGCTCGTAAGGAGTGGGACTTTGACAAGATCGCTGAAAAGTTAGGTCGAACAACTGCACGCAAGTATGAAAATTTAGAGTACAATGCTTTAAGACTTGCAAGAACTACCATTAGTCATTCAGCTACGGCTGGAGTTCGCCAATGGGGAAAAGTGAACCCTTTCGCAAGAAAAGTTCAATGGCACTCCGTACACGCGCCGGGCAGAACTTGCCAAGCTTGTATTGATTTAGACGGGGAAGTGTTCCCGATTGAAGAATGTCCGTTCGATCACCCCAATGGAATGTGTTACCAAACTATATGGTACGAAGATTCATTGGAAGAAATTGCGGACGAGTTGCGTGGCTGGATTGATGGAGAACCGAACGATTTATTAGACGCTTGGTATGAAGATCTAAACGCAGGTAAGACTGAAAAATACAGTGATCTAGATTTCGTTAAAAGTTATTAGATATCGTTTTCGAACGGTATCTTTTTCTCTATAATTAGTCTATAACTAGCACTCGTTCAGTATATAGTAAAAAATGTTCAATTCTGTTATAATAATACATGAAAAAGGGATCCTGTCACCTTAACGACTTGAACTTGGTTTCACTGTTCCAATTCAAAACAGAAGATTCAGCCGGAGGGCGTAAACTCAAGGAGGAAATCAAATGGCTTATCAATTAGAAGACCTTTTAAAAGGCCTAGATGAACCAACGATCAAAAATGTCACAGAGCATGTGAAGGCTAAAGCAAAAGAATTGGACGCTAAATTGTTCATTGACGGTGACGGTCAACACTATGTACCTCACGCACGATTCGATGAAGTTGTTCAACAACGCGATCAAGCGAACAATTCGATTGAGCAATACAAGACGCAAGTTTCTACATTGTCTAAACAAGTGGAAGATGGTAGTGATGCGCAGGCTACGATTCAAACTTTGCAAGGTCAATTAGAAGCTCAAACTCAAATTGCTAAAAGTGCCGCAGTGACGTCAGCTCTACATCCTTTGATTACTGATTCCATTGCTCCCGCAGCTGACATTCTTGGATTTATGAACCTAGACGACATTACAGTTGACGACAAAGGTAATGTCAAAGGTTTAGAAGATCAATTGAAGTCTTTGCGTGAGTCTCGTAAATACTTATTCAAAGAAACACCTAAAGACGAGGAAACACCTAACCCTGAATCTTCTCATAAAGGAGCTTCCGGTACAGGTAAACCAGGTAACTCAGGTCGCGTAGGCGCAGGAGTTCCGGAACCACGTGAAGTAGGTGCCTTTGGTAAGCAACTCGCTGAATCATTAGCCCAATCACAAAGTGCTACTGGTCAGCAACAAGCTACATTCTTTAAATAATAGGAGGAAAAGGCTATGCCTAATGTAAGAGTTAAGAATACTGATTTTAATCAAACAACTCGAAGCGTTGTCGCAATCCCAGACCATTATGTCGCCCTAACTGCTCAAATCCCTGCTACCTCTGCTACTGACGTAGGTGGTAAGAAATACATCTTAGCCGGAACTTGCGTGAAGAACGCAACTACACTTGACGGACGTAAGAACGGACTTGAAGTAGCCGCTGCGGGTGAACAATTTGATGGAGTCATCTTTGCGGATCAACGTGTATACGATGGTGAGACAAATGTCACTGTCACTGTTCTTGTTCACGGATTTGTTAAATACGCTGCACTTCAAAAAGTCGGCGGAGTAGTCCTTGAATCTAAAAACCCAATGATCTTGGTAATGAAATAGGAGGAAGTATTAGATGAATATTTATGATTACCTAAATGCTAGTGAGGTCGCTGCTTATATCCAAGCTCTACCTTCGAACGCACTTCCATACCTTGGACCTTCACTTTTCCCTAATGCACAACAAGCAGGGACAGACATTTCTTGGCTAAAAGGTGCTAACAACCTTCCAGTAACAATTCAACCTTCAAACTACGATGCGAAAGCAAGTATTCGCGAACGTGCTGGATTTAGCAAACAAGCTACTGAAATGGCGTTCTTCCGTGAATCAATGCGTTTGGGGGAAAAAGACCGTCAACAACTTCAATTGCTTTTGACACAAGGTCAAGGAATGGCTCAACCAATTATCACTCAGCTTTACAATGACACTAAAAACCTTGTCGACGGTGTAGAGGCACAAGCCGAATACATGCGTATGCAGTTGCTTCAATACGGTAAATTTACAGTGAAATCTAC